GTTTCCCAAACGCGACCCCGCGTGTTTTTTCTACCCCCCCACATAATAAAAAATTTTATCACGCCGGCCAACCATCAAGTCCGATGCGACTATGTCTGATTATTTTTTTTTCAGTGCGCGGAGACCACACCTGCTTTGCATGGCGATACCATCGTTCGATCCCTGCTATGGCATGAGGTGTGCCGCGTGCCAGGGCTCTTGTTTTACACACTTGTGGTCCTGGATCGAGTAGCACCACAGTGCCACCAAGTTTGCGGGCCCACCAACGACGCTCATTAAGGAATGGAGCAGATACCACGAACCAAGCTGCCACGCCTGCGACGGCAGGAGTGGAATGGAGGGAACCTAATCTCGAATTACGGATGCGCAAAGCAGGTTCCAATATATTCCTGCGGGTGGACTGATCACCACTCCATGGACGCCACTGTTGGGATATGCTGGCGCAGATATCATCGAGGTCTATGGTGATGTCACCAGGAGCGGCATGGTCGCGCACGTAGGTGGATTTTCCTGCACCAGGCGGACCACACACGATGGTGATAGGTATTTGAGACTGGCGTAGCCATGCCGGATGAGGTGCCGACGCTTGATTGGACATATCTTCGATTACGGTTTTCCGCGCGTGACATTCATGGCAAAGGCCCTGGACATTGTCGTCGGCGTCGGTTCCTCCCATGGTGAGCGGAATGATGTGATCAATTTCGGCGGTAGGAGTGATGAATCCTTGGCGGTCGCATTCGGCGCAGATTGGGTGAATCCTGAGACGCCGAGCGCGCTGATGCACGGCGGCGCGACCTTTGAGCCTCTTGTGCGCTGAATTCCGGAAATCGAAAGCCATATCATCCTGCAGCGTGCCATAGCTGACGCAGCCATGGTCAAGACCATGGTAGCCGAGGAGCGATTCAATCCTGGAATTTACAGAAGCCTTCAGACTTCAACCAGATCGCCCTCTAGAGCTTCGATAATCCGCTCCGATCCAAACATCTCTAACAAAACGCGAACCCTGTTGACGCTGATCTTGTCGTAGAAAGAGCAAATCGCGTGATCCAGCCTGGACAGCTTGACTTTCTGTCCTTTCTTGAACCTGGAACGAAGCAATACAACAATTCCGTGCTTGTTTTCCATCCTGCGAAGGCCTTCCACGAAGGAATCGGGAACATTCCTGGAAAGAACCTGGATGACGCCGAGCGTTTCTTTGAGGGCCCTGATCCCGTTGATCAGCGTTCTGACGAACACGTACTCGTAGAACAGAGGAATGATTCTTCGCTTTTTTCCATTTTTCGGCGGCTTGCTGCTCAGAACAAGAGGCTGGTAGTGTTCGACCTCCTGATCATTGAATCTCTTGATCGCCAGTTTCATGACCCGGCGATCGATCCGAACGACCGTCCAAGACAAGGGCCTTCTCCACTAATCCGATCTAATCGCTTTTTGACCACAAGAAAATCGCGGATGCCAGAGTGTACCGTCGTACAACTCGCTGACCATTTTCAGGCCAGAAAACAAAACGATGAACTGTGATCGAGAAATTTGACAATTGACAATTTTATTGTTAAAACAGGGAAGCATAGGAACGAAAGTCAAAGTCTTATATTATGACTATTGTCTATTTTTACCCCTATTTTAACCTTTATAAAAATAAGGATATATATATAGTAGAGTTATAAAGAGTAGGAAACGCATCCCAAATTTGACAATTGTCAAAAAAAAACAAGAAAAACATAACAAAATCAACAAACCAAAAAATCTTCAAAATTCCATCCATTCTTTGGCGAGGGCTTCAACGTCCAAAACCCTGGTAGTTTTCAGCAGCTCCTTGATCGGAATCTCAGTCATGGATTTGCTGCTGCACAGCACCCTTCCGTGCCTCCAGGTGGCATCCACGGCTACCTGATCAGGGTGCACGAACCATCCTTTGGCTTTGGCAACTTTCCGGATAGTAAGGGGTTTTTCCAGCCTGTCGTTCTGGCGTCCGTCGTAGATGATGGCTCTGATCAATTTTACGAACTTGACGTCGTAGATCGCCACTCCTGGGCTCTTCCACTCTCCGTTCGTGGCGGTCTGCGGCCTGGTGTTCCTGGCGATCCAGTCCTGGTCCTGCATGTTGTCTGCTATCTTGTCCAGGAGGCCCGAGACCAGCGATTGCCCAGGCGAATATCCTTCTTCTATGACTTCCTTCTTCTGCGTGCTCCACGGAGCCGAAGAAGACCTGTCCACGGCGTCGTTCGTCTTGAGCCAAGTCTCGGCCCAGTGCTTGATTGCCTCCAGGCCACCGCCGTCGGTCAGCCACCTGTTGAGCTCGTTCCAGTATTCCGGAGTCTTTTTCTCGTCCGTGACCTTGGGAACGAACCAGCGCCTGTCGTCGCCGGACAGCTGGATGGCCCGCATGGAGTTGCTGCAAGCGAACACGTGAAGCCAGTTGTCGATGTCGTAGTCAGCGAGATATTTCTTGCGAACAGAGCACTCCTTGTCGGTGAGCACGGACTTGAGCTTGTTGTATGCCTTGCTGCTGTGGCCGGCGTAGATCTCGTGAACGACGGCCAGCCGCTTGTGGGCCTGCCAGTAATTGAAATTGGAATCGACGATGTCCGACTCGGAAGGAAACGACGCGTTATTGCGCCCGACCAGAGGGCACAAGATCCGCTCTCCGAGCGTTCCTTTGCCGACGCCCTGCGTCTCGCTGATGAGGAGAACGCCGTAATTCATCTTGATTTCCGGCTTCGCTATCAGCGTCGCGATCCAGCGGAGAATCTCCGTCCTGTCGGACTCGACGGGAATCAAGTTCGCCACGAATTCCAGGAACGGTCCGGGATCACCGGCTTCTGCTTTCACCGAGCTCGGAACGTGCGTGTTGATGAATCGCCCCGAATCTCCAGAGCCGTATATTCCCGGTTTCTTCGAAGGATCGTACTTGATCACGGCAGTCTTGCTGGCTCCGTCGACGCGCATCAGCCTAGCCGTGTCTTCGACGTCGGAGAACGGCCGCACGGTGTTGTTGAACTCGCGATCCGACAGCATGCGGTCCGGCCAGTCTCGGTGGACGAACACCTCCGGCCTGACGCAGTGGAGCCACTCTTCCTTGAACGCCCTCCTGATGACGTGATATGTCCGGCGGCCGTTCAGAAGAGTCTCCGTGGCGTGAGTCGCCGGCACCATCAAGTCGCGGAGTCTCGGTCCGATCCAGCGGTTTCTGACGAACAAATTTTCGGGCATGTCGTCGGCCATGTCCCAGGCCAGAGGCCAGCGGCCGTCGAACCGAACTCCCTTCAGGGCTCCGCCGTACGCCTTGGAGACGATCTGGAGGGCCGCCTGGCCCTCCCAGTCGTTGTCGCAGACGTACACCACCTCCGTCGGCCTGGCCCGCCTGAGCTCGCTGTAGTCGGTCCTGTGCGGCGCCAAGGCTCCGCCGATCATTCCCCAGTGGGCGTACTGAGCCAGCTCGTCGCGCCACGGGTGCCGGTCTCCGACGCGATCAGCCGCCATGGCCGCCTTCGCGCCTTCGTGGATCATGATCCGAGGTCTGGTGACCTCTGGCTTCCAGAACGGCAGGCTGCCGTCTGGCTCCATGGCTCGCCACTCGCCGTCAGAGAACAGAGTCCAGGAAACGTACTTTTTCCTGCCGTCGCCTTCGCGTCGCTCCTGGAGCATCACGATGCCGTCGCGGGCCAGGTTCCAGAACGCGGCGACCTGAGTCATCCCGCGTCGCTGCTCCAATTCCCGCGCGTTGGCGCTTGTGGCCAGGACCGCCCGCGGCCAGTTCGCCGTCAGGACGGCCGTCCGGATCGCCGTCGCCTCGTCCTCCGTGGGCTCGAGCGATGGATCGGTTACTGTCACCGATCCATCAATTCCAATTCTTATGATGGCTTTCTCTGTGTAATAGTTCCTGTCGTGGTTGTACTCTTTCACCATGTACTTGCGAAAGTTGATTTGCTCCGCGCCGATCCTGTCCGCGTAGGCCTCGAGTGCCGGCAGTCGCATCGCGTTCTCTCCGATTTGATTTCACTTTAATTTGACTATTTCGCCTTGAAAATAGTATTTTGACACACTACTCAAATAATTGTTTTTCTGTCTCTTTTTCTCTGGTACAGATGCCTCAGCACATCACGGTGAACGCATGACAGATCGCCTCGAAGACATAACGCGCCTCGCGTCCGCGGCCCGCGTCCTGGAAGCGGAGATCCTCCGCGACGAAATCGCTCTCTCCCACAAGAAGGCTCGACTCCAGCGCGTCCTCCATGACCAGCTGCCGAGCCTGATGTCGGCCGCCGGCGTCGACGACCTGTCGCTTCAGGCCAGCGACGACCTGCCGGCGACTGATTTCTCCCTCGGCGGCTACTACAGGGCCTCGATTCCGGTCTCGTGGTCGGCGGAGCGGCGCCAGGAAGCATTTTCCACGCTTCGCGCCCGCGGAGCCGACGGCCTGATCAAGACCAACGTTCAAGTTCAGTTCGCCAGAGGCTCTTCCCTGGAAGCCCGCGTCCTGGCCGACTCGCTCGCGGCCAGAGGCTATGAACCGTCGCTCTCAGAGACGGTTCACTCTTCCACCTTGTCCGCGTGGCTCCGCGAGCTCTACTCCAGCGGCCTGTCGCTGACCCAGGACGACCTGGACAGGATCGGAGGCAATGTCGGTCAGATCGTTCGCATGAAACCAAGGGAGTGACATGACCAAAGAGATCAAGACGACGACGACGCCGCCGTCCGTTCCCGATTACCTCAAGGGCCACGTTCCCACCGGCGCGGGAGTTCCCACCAAGTCCAGCGACTTCCTGATTCCCATAGCCAAGGTCCTCGATCCGAAGTCACCGGAAGTCGAGCGCAGAGGCCCGTCCTACGTCAAGGGCGCGGAGCCCGGCGACGTCCTGATCAAGTCCGGACCCATTCCCCTGATCAAGGGCGAAGTTGGTTTCCTGTTCCAGCTCTGCCACATAGAAGAGGCCGCGATCGAGTGGCTGCCCAGGACCAGGGGCGGCGGCGGCGGAGGTGGCTTCGTGGCCAGGCATCCCGTGGAAGCTCTGCGGACGGCTAAGCAGGAAACCGCGGAAGGCGGCAAGATTGTCTGGATCAACGACCGAGGCAATTTCCTGGTGCACACCCGCTACTACACGGGATACATGCTGGCCGCCGACGCCGGGCCTCTGGCCATGGTGATACCGTTCGCGTCCACCGGCCACACGGTGGCCAAGGGCTGGAACCTCCTGATCGCCAACCAGGTCCTCAACGGCCACACCGCCGACGTCTGGATGGTGTACTACCGACTCAGGACGCGACTCCGCACCAGGGCCGACCAGGCCTGGTACGTGTTCGAAGTCTCCAACGCTGGTCCGGACCATCCCACCTACGGCACGCCGACCGCCATGTGGGCTCCGACTCCGGCCGACCTGGCCAGAGGCCAGACGCTGAACAGGGAGATGGAAGCCGGCCACAGGCAGCCCGACCCAGCCGCCGTCACCGAGGAGGCTCCGTTTTGATCATCGTCGGCGCCGGCATGGCGGGCCTCCTGGCCGCCAACATGCTCAGGCACAGGGACCCGATCGTCGTCGAGTCTCAGTCGGAGTTGCCGAACAACCACTCGGCGGTTCTTCGCTTTCGCTCCTCCGTGATCGGAGACCTGCTCGGGATACCGTTCAAAAAAGTGAAAGTCCTGCGATGCGTGGCGACGTCGCAGGACAACGTCGTCGCGCACTCCCTGGCATATTCCCAGAAAACTCTCGGCGTCATCATGTCGGATCGGTCGGTCGGATCGGTGGAAGCCGTCGATCGATACATCGCTCCGCCAAATTTAGTCATGCGGATGTCGAGAGGCATCCGCATAAAGTGCGACACGAATTTCGATTTCAAGGCCGCGAAGGAAAAAGTCATCTCCACTGTTCCGATGTCGTATCTGCATCGCGCCCTGATGCCTGAATCGAAAATCCATGATCTGGATTTTCGATACGCCCACGGCTTCAACATATCGGCGGTGATCGAGAGCTGCGACGCCTACGCGTCCGTCTACGTGCCGGACCCGCGTCATCCGTTCAGCAGAGTCTCGATCACCGGCCACGATCTGATCATCGAGTATGCGTTTCCAGGCAAGACTTACGATCAGGTTCAGAAGCTGGCCGCGATCAAGGCCATGGGCAAGGCCGTCACCGACGACGTCGAGGCCGCGATGCTCCTCCTTGGCCTCCGCCCCGAGATCGCGACGTTTCCAGTCATCCGCCCCCAGCGGTTCGCGAAGATCCTTCCCATCGACGATCGCAAGCGGAAGGCTTTCATCTACTGGGCTTCGACGGCGAAGGGCATCGCGTACCAGCTCGGTCGATATGCCACGTGGCGTCCGGGACTCTTGCTCGACGACCTGGTCAACGACGTTCGCACGATCGACGGCTGGATCAGCCAGGGCGAAGCCCAGGGCTACGCCATGGACATCCACGAGGCCAGGCAGTGATCACGCATTATCGCCGCGGCACGGCAGACGAGAACGCCATGCGAGAGGTGAGATCATATTTCAGAATCATGGGAGCCAACGGCCTTTCCCTGGCTGGCAAGAGAGTCCTCGACATCGGAGCCCACATCGGCTGCTTCACCAGGGCGGCCCTGGACGCCGGCGCCGACAGAGTGCTGGCTTTCGAGCCCCACCCGAAGAATTACGAGCTTCTGACCATGAACTGCCAGGACGCGAGAGCCGACCTGAGGCAGGCCGCTCTGGTGTCCGACAACAGGACTGAAACTAGTCTGGTGGTGGGCAGGAGACATAATCCCGACGTCGGAACGGAAAGGTTCTCCACGTCCAGGAGACAGAAAGGCAATCTCCACGTGGCCACAGTCGAGTGTCAGAAATTCAGCGCAGTGCTGCGAGATTTCAATCCGCAGGTGATCAAGCTCGACGCCGAGGGAGCCGAGTACGACCTGCTCAATTCTCAGCAGCTGCCTGACGACGTCGAGTTCCTGGTCGGAGAGTTCGACTGCTCCGGCAGCTTTCGCCTGCCAGACGGCGGCATGACCGGGACCGTCGGGCTCAAGAACTACGAGCCTCTGTGGGCCCTGATCACCAACTTGGAAAAGCAAAGGTTCAGGTACATCGGCAGGACTGACATGCGACTGCCGAAGAAGATTTTCCTGATCCACGTGCTGTTCATCAAAATAGCGTGAAATAAACATGGCCAAGCGCGGAACAATTACTTACTTACAGAATTTGTGACAAAGCAGTGAACGCAGAGGCCGGGCCGGGCGTGGCTGGGCGCGGCTCGGCTGGGCTAGGCCGGGCGAGGCAAGGCAAGGCAAGCAAGACAATGATGGAGCACGACGATGCTGGACAAGACAGTGATCGCGACCAAAGCGACGGAGATCCAGACCAGAAGCGTGATGCTTCGGGGACTGACGGATATCATGTTCGACCGCTACCCGGGAGACAACAACACCAAGCTGGAGCCGTGGCAGAAGCTCTACCTGGAACCTGGCGGGTCACGGGTTATTGGGCTGCCGGCGCTGAACATCATGTCGTTTCTTTCGGCCCACAACACAAATTCCGCTCCTAAGCGGCTGCGCGACAAGCGCAAGTACAAAGACCTGGCTAACGCGATGCTGTCGTTCGTCAGCATCAGGGAGCAGTTCATTCCTCTGCTCCGCAACAACGCTCCGATCGTGTTCGGCAAGTTCGACGGAGACAGAGATGCGGTCAGCGGCGCTTACGTGGCCTATCACGTCGCGCGGCTCGACAAGGGCGTGCCCAACCCGAAGGTCCGTCCCGTGGTGCCTCTGGACTGGGCCGTTCGCTTCACGGTCGACATCTTTCCCAATCGGGGAGATCAAGGAAACCGACATCACCAACCTGATGGAAGAAGGCGGGCGAGCCATTGGCCTCGGGACTTTCCGCGGCGTGTTCGGCAAGTTCCGCATCGAAGAGTGGAACGAGATCAAGAGCTGAAATTCGGCGTGGCCGGGCTCGGCCAGGCGCGGCGGGGCGCGGCTGGGCATGGCGTGGTGCGGCCAGGCTGGGCACGGCGTGGCACGGCAGGGCATGGCATGGTAGGGCCGGGCAAGGCGAGGCGAGGAAATAAATCATGCGCGTCACACTGATCGACTACACCGGCAAGGGCTCTCCGAGCGAGCGCTGGAGGGCCGCGGACCTGATGATCTTCACCAAGAGCACCAGGGTCGCGATGTCGCCGTCTCTCCTCGACGAGATCACCGCGTGGCCAGAGGACAAGAAGCTCGCCGAGCTCCAGTACATGGCCAACACCATTCCCAGCTCGTGGGAGTTCTGCGACTACACGTTCATGGTGGAAGGAGTCACCCGCGCGCTGACGCACCAGCTGGTGCGGCACCGCCACATGTCGTTCGCCCAGCAGACCATGCAGATCCTCGACATGAGCCAAGGTCCGGGGTGGACCTATGAAGAGGGCCCTTCTCTCAGGGCTTCTTCATCTGGAAGTTCTTTGTATCAAAGGACCATGGAGAACGTGGCCAAGGGATACGCCCTGCTTGTCAAGACACCCGGCGTGCGGATAGAGGACGCCAGAGGAGTTTTACCAACCAACATCCACACCAACATCGTGGTCAAGGCCAACATGCGCTCCCTCGTGGAGCTGTTCCACAAGCGCGACAGTCCCAGGAACCTGTGGGAGATATCAGCCTTGATGGATCTCATCAAGGCCGAGGTTCTCAAGGCTCACTCGTGGATGGATTTGTTCATCAACAGAACATTCGACCAGGCGGCCAAGGACCTCGACAAGGAGCTCCGCTCGCTCGACGGCGTGGCTCCAGACAAAGTTAATCGCATGATGAAGCTGGTCGATCAGATGAGGATGAAATCGTCGTGACGTTCGTTGTTCTCTGCGACCTAGACCACACCGTCAGCGACGCCTCCTGGAGGGACGCCATGATCGACGGCAAGAACTGGGACGCCTACCACCAGGCCGGCTTCGAGGACAAGCCTCTGACTAAGATCATCGCTGTCGTCAGGGCCCTTCGAAACAGCGGCGCCACCGTGATCGGGCTCACCGCGCGACCAGAAAAATGGCGACAAGAAACAATCCGTTGGTTAGTGACCAACGGATGTCCCATGGACGAGATACTGATGCGGCCCGAAGGCAACCACATGCCGTCGCCTCAGGTCAAAGTCATGCTGGCCAGGCAGCGCTTCGGAGATCTGTCTGAGATCACCGTGGTGATCGACGACAGGGAGGACGTGTGCTCGGCGTTCGTCGCCGAAGGCGTCTCGGCCTTCCGCTGCGTGGCGGTGCCGCGATGAACAAGACCGTGCCCGACAGGCTCGCGGCCCTGGCCGACATATATCGGAGCAGAAACACTCTCTATTCCGACAACTACAAGCGCCTCGGCGACGCGCTGATCGCGATCTGGCCGAAAGGATTGTTCCTGCGCACGCCGCAAGATTTTCTGCGCTTCAGCATGTTCAACATGCTGATCCACAAAATTTCCAGATACGGCGTCAACGTCCTGGCAGGCGGCCACGCCGACAGCTTGGACGACCTGGCCGTGTACGCCGTGATGATCAGAGAGTTGGACGATGAGCTCAACGTTCCTGTTCGATCTAGAAACCACAGGCCTGATGGCCAACCGCACCATGGCGCTGTCGCGGCAGCCCGAGGTGATCGAAGTCTACGCGTGCCTGGCAAGCCTGGAAACAGGAGAAACGAAGGCCGAAGTCGCGAGCCTGATCAGGCCGCTGGGCAAGCTGCCGGAAAGAGTCACCAAGATAACCGGGATAACAAACGACATGGTGTTCGCGGAAGGCGTACCGGTGCTGGCAAAGCTGATCGGAGGCCTGATTGACATGATCCACAGTTCCGACCTGGTGATCAGCCACAACGCGTCGTTCGACACGGAAGTCCTCGAAGTGGAGGCCGAGCGCTGCGGCAAAAGGATCATCTGGCCCAGGGTCCTGTGCACCGTGGAGCAAACGATATCACTGAGAGGATATCGCTTGTCTCTCGGCGAGCTCCACGAGCACTGCTTCGGCGTCAAGTTCACCGGAGCCCACAGAGCCAGGGACGACGTCCAGGCCCTTCTTCGCTGCTGCGTTCACCTCAGGGCCGAGGGCGTGATATGACGATGATCCTGATCGGCATGAACAACCCGCACGCCGACGAGGCCCTGGTGCCGACTCGCAGAGGAGACGCCGCGTCTCGACTCGAAGCCATAACCGGCGTCACCATCAAGGACCACTTCGATTGCCTGAACATGTGCTGCGATCGATACTGGAACCCCGCGGCGGCTCGCAGGCGAGGCGTCATCATTCGCCAGATAGTCACCGAGGCAGGCGTCGACAAGGTGGTCGTCCTGGGCAGAGATGCCTGGCGAGCCCTGGGTTTCAAGGCCGCCGAGAGCGCGATAGTGATAGTGGCCAACAAGTGGCACCGAGTGCCTCACCCGTCGGGGAAGAACCTGTGGTACAACTCGCAAGCGAACAGAACGAAAGTCAAGAGGCTATTCGAAGCGCTCGTCAAATCGAGCGAGAGCTCATCGACGCCTTTCGTCGCGTCGGCGTCGATGTCAAGTTTGGAAGCGGAGAGTGCTTCGTAGAGCTGAGCGACGACAAGGAGCTTCGAATCTCTGACCTGGTGTCAGCCCTTACTGATCACGTCACGCCACGGAGGTGAAACGCAATGACCGAGCTCAGAAACCACCGCATCATCGAGTACAGGGACAAGAAAAGCGACAGGATGATCAAGGCCCTCCTCTGCGTGTCGCGCAACGACAAGTACAGAGACTCGGTGGCCCTGACCATCCAGACGTTCAAGGACGCCATCGCCGCCTACGGCATCGAGCAGGTCTGCGTCGAGCTCCCTGGCAACAGGAGATACCGACTCGCCCTCGATCTCGTGTGGGAGAAGATCAACAGCGCGGACCGCATCCACGTCGGCGGCGACGGCAGCGAGTTCCTGATCCTCCGCTTCGAGGACGACGACGAGTGGAACTCCGCGGAGCTCAAGCACTCCTCGAGGCACCAGCGATGAGGGTCAGGACGGGCTACTCGTTCCGGGCGGCCGTAGGCCACCTCGAGGAAGTAATCAATCGCCTACAGGCGATCGATTATCCCGCAGCTCCGATCTCTGACCGCTGCTCGACGTTCGGGTTCTCGAAGTGGGACAAGCTGACGCGGAAAGCCGGCCTCCGCCCCGTCTTCGGCGTCGAGCTGGCGGTCGTGCCAGAACTGGGACAGAAAAGACCAGTGGTAGATCACTGGTCGTTCTTCGCCAAGGAGTCTCTGCGACCCCTCCACGACTTGATCGCCAAGGCCACGTCCAACCACGGCAAGGAGCCCAGCGTCCTCTACGGCCAGGCCCTCGCCGCCGCTGGCCTGATCAAAGTGGCCGGCGCCAGGGTTCTGATCAACAAGGTGCCGACCGACTCGACAGACTTCTATGTCGCGTTGTCTCCTTCCACTCCAAAATTCCTCTACACTGCCGCCACGCGAAATGGATTTCGCATGGTCGCTTCGTCGGACAACTACCACACGCTTCGCTCCGATCTGGAATTCTACCGCGTCGCACTCGGCTCCAGGTCCAGCACGCAGACTTACCCGACCCACATATTGTCGGACCAGGAGTGGCGCGACTCGGTGGCTTGGTTCGCCGACGAAGATGTCGTGACCAGAGCTCTGGCCACGAGAAACGACCTGCTGGCCGCGTGCCGAGCCGAGATCATCAAGGCCGACCTGCTGGTGCCAGCCAAGCCCAAGTCTCTGCGGCAGATGTGCCAAGAAGGAGCCGAAATAAGAGGAATAAATTTGAGTGATCAAATTTATTCCTCTCGCCTCGACCGAGAGCTCTCGATCATAGCCGAGAAAAAATTCGAGGACTACTTCTACATCCTGGCGGACATGGTGGCGTGGGCCAGGGAGCGGATGGTCGTCGGCCCGGCGCGAGGCTCCTCTTGCGGGTCGCTCGTTTGCTACTTGATCGGCATCACGGCCATCGATCCGATCCCGTTCAAGCTGGTGTTCGAGCGGTTCATCGACGTGACCAGGGCCGACTTGCCGGACATCGACGTGGATTTCAGCGACGCCAATCGCCACCTCGTTTTCGAGTACGCGGAGCAGAAGTACGGCAAAGACAGAGTCGCAAGGCTCGGCTCCGTCGGCACGTTCCAGCCGGCATCTGTGTTCAACCGGCTGTCCGACGCGCTCAGGATACCGTCGCATGAGATCGAAAAAGTCACCAACAGCCTGATCAAGCGATCGAGGGGAGACTCGCGCGCCAGCCAAACCATAGAAGACACGTTCAACGACACCGAGGCCGGCAAGGAGCTGGTTCGCGATCACCCGGAAGTCAAGATCGCCTTCAGGCTTGAGGACCATCCCACCAACGCCGGCCAGCACGCCGCCGGAGTGGTGATCACGAACACTCCGGTCGCGGACCACGTCGCGGTCGACATGCGAACGGGCGCGATCATGGCCGACAAGAAAGACGCGGAAGAGCTCGGCCTGCTCAAGATCGACGCGCTCGGCCTGACTCAGCTTTCCACGTTCGAGCGGACGATGGAGCTGATAGGCAAACGTCCCGTCTCGGGTTGGCTCGAGACTCTGCCGATCGACGACCAGTCGGCGTTCGACGTCCTCAACAGGAAGCACTTCGCCGGAGTGTTCCAGTTTATCGGCAAATCCGTCAGGTCTCTGGCAGAGGAAATTAAGATCGACCGCTTCGGAGACTTAGCCGACATAACAGCCCTGGCCAGGCCTGGCCCTATAGGCGGCGGCGGAGCCGACGACTGGGTGGCCCGCCGAACCGGAAAGAGACCAGTGACCTACGTCCACCAGGCGTTCGAGCCTTACCTCAAGGACACATACGGCGTGGTGGTGTACCAGGAGCAGGTCCTGGCCATAGGTCGCGAGATCGGAGACTTGTCGTGGGAGGAAGTAACCGGCCTTCGCAAAGCGATGTCCCGTTCCCTGGGCAAAGAATACTTCGACGCCAACGGCGGCAACAAGTGGAAGGACGTGGCCACGGCCAAGGGCATTCCCAGGGAGACCGCCGAGAAGATGTGGGACGAGATCTGCTCGTTCGGTCTGTGGGCATTCAACCTGGCGCACTCGGTGGCGTACGGCATGGTGAGCTACTGGTGCTGCTGGCTCAAGGCCCATCACCCGCTCGAGTTCGCCGCCGCCACGCTCGATGCCGAGTCGGACCCGACGCGCCAGGTCACCGTCCTCCGCGAGCTCGCCGAGGAAGGCGTCGAGTATCTACCCGTCGATCCAAACTTGTCGACGGATAGATGGACGGTTCAGCGCGGCGACAGGCCGCGGCTGATCGGCCCGCTGACGGCGATCAAAGGCATAGGTCCGGCGAATGTCCTCACCATCCTGGACGCCAGGAAGAACGGAGTCGAGCTGACACCTGGCCTCCGCAAGAAGCTCGAGTCGCCGAAAACCGAGATCGACAGCTTGTATCCGATCAGCAAAGCCGCGTCGCCGTTGATGGAAAAGAAAAAAATCGAGACTCCGCGCTGGGACATCAAAGACGTTCAGCCCAGCGTGGCCCAAGAAGTCATGATCGTCGGCGTCGTGACCAAGATCAACCCGTCGAACGAGAATGCTCCCATCAAAGTCGCGCGACGCAACGGCCAAAAGGTCTACCCTGAGATGGCCCTCAACATGTTCGTCAAGGACGACACGGACGAGATCTTCTGCAAAGTCCACCGCAACAGCTACGAGCGAATAGGCAAAGAGATAGCGGCCGAGAGCCGCGTTGGCAAATCGATTTACGCCATCAAGGGCAGACCCCAGGCCGGAGATTTCCGAATGATCTGGGTCAGGGCAGTTCGCTACCTCGGAGAGATCGATGGCAAAGAGAAAAACCCGGTGCTGGAGCAGAGCGGCTGATCGAGCATTTCCCGCGGCCGCCGAACAGCGGGTTCGATTCCCGCGACCGGGGCCGAGTGATACGATCGTCGTGTGCGCGATGGCAATCTCAGATCGATTTTCGCCAGGAATATCACAGAGGCCCACTGGCAGCCGGTGGAGACCTGGAGCACCGGCCAGGGCGTGCCGGACACCGAGTACTGCCTCGACGGCGCGACGGGATGGATCGAGTTCAAGAGGGTCACCGGCTGGCGCGTGGACCTGGCTCCATTCCAGGTGGCGTGGCTCCTGAGGCGGCATCGAGCCGGTGGTACTGTCCTAGTGGCCTCCAGGAAAGACGAAACGCTGTGGCTCCACTGCGGCAGCCAGGCGGCATTCCTGGCCAAAGAAAGGGTTGACCAGGTGCCTCCGGTCCTGGTCACCACTGGAGGGCCCGCGGCCTGGGACTGGCAAGCCGTCAAAGAGGCGATGAAAAAGAAATAAAATTTCGCCAAAACAACGCGCTTTCCTATTTACTTACTTACTCTTTGTGGTACAATGGTCTCACGATCAGGGAGACGGAAAATGAAAACCTTCATCGTGCGATATCAGGACCCCAAGAAGCCTTGGGAAGACAAAGTTGAAAAGTTCAAGGACGAGACCAAGGCGATCGCGCGGATGCGCAAGCTGATCGCGCAGAAGGTGCAGGACGTAACGATCATGTCATATCAAGCCTGACGGGAGATGAAAATAACCAGCATGCCACTGAAATGCTCGATCTGCCGCCAGGAGATACCGCCGTACCACGGCTGGAGGCACGGCTGCAGCGCCTGGCCGATCAACCTGGGCCGCTGCTGCCACGACTGCGACCAGAAGGTGGTCCTGCCCGAGAGGATCAGGCGCCTAGCCGCCCAGATCGCCGCCGAAAAAAAGAAATAAAATTTCGTCTTTTCCTATTTACTTACTTACTCTTTTTGGTAAGATGGTCTCACGATCAGGGAGACGAAAATGACCACCGACAAGAAAATCTTTGCTGAAATCGATTCGATCCTGAAACGGGCCGAAGAATTGGAAAAAAATCCGCCCAAGAAAACGATTTCTTATGCGGAATTTTTGGCCAAGCGAGGTATCGACATCGATAAAATCATCAAGGAAACTCCCTGCTGATGGGATTTTCCTTTTTCCACTCACTCACATCACAGGAGCCTACCATGTTCGACGATCTCGACCACGACCTGGACTGCCAGGAAACTACCGCTGACATTCTGACTGGCAAATTCGACTGCGCCGTCAAGGTCCGCCAGTTCATGCGGGCCGGCAAGGCGGTCGTGACCCTGAAGAGCCTCAAGTCAGGCGCCAGGTTCACGTACCGGCTGACCGTGTCAGAGGACAAGCAGGCCATCTTCGTCGGCCTGATGAGCGGGCCCGACAACAATTCACACTACAAGTACATCGGCCGCGTCGCCCGCGACATCTTCTGGGCAGGCCGCAAGGTTCCCCGCCCGGGCGACATCAGCCCGGACGCGCCGGGATCGGTGGCGTTCGCCTGGGCCTGGCGCCAGCTGGCCACGGGCAACATGCCCGCCACCCTGGAAGTCTGGCACGAAGGACGATGCGGCCGCTGCGCCAGGAGGCTCACGGTTCCCGAGTCGATCGCCTCTGGCTTCGGCCCGGAGTGCGCAGGGCGGATGGGCTGAAAAATAAAGGGTGCCAAAATCTGTTTTGTTTTGGCACCCTTAGCACTCAAGTTGATTCGGCGAAACACATCACCATCACGGAGGCTACCATGTTGAGAAACCTGACTTCGTTCGAGCTGGCCGTGCTCGAGGGCAGCGGCCAGATGCTCCCGGACGATCCGTACGAGCGCGAGGAGGAGATCAACCGACTCGCCCGCCAAGCGCTTCGCGATTACGATCGCGCGTTCAGCTCGATCCTTGACGTTGATGACGACTACTGACATTACTTACTTACCATTCTGTGGTAAGATGAAACAGGAGGCGATGATGATCACTGACAAGCAACTCAAAGACTGGATCGCGGCCCTCAGGTCTGGCGACTATAAGCAGGGCTGCAAGGCCCTGTGCGTCGAGGACGATCACGGCCAGCGATCGTACTGCTGCCTTGGAGTCCTGGCCGACTTAGTCGATTCAACCTGGAACAAGCAGAGAGACGAAGAAGACGTCGTGACCTGGCTGTCTCGAGGCGAGCACCACGACCAGTTCCTGCCAGGAGACATGGTCGACGACGATGTCCAGGCCTTGCTAAGCGAGCTCAATGATTTCGGCTCGACATTCGAAGAAATAGCCGACAGGATCGAGCGCGACGGCATCGTTGATATCAAGCCGTGGCTCAAGCCATGACCGGAAACAACCAGTTCAAGAATTTCAAGGACAAGCCAGTCGTAGAGACAGTCAAGCTGGCGATGGAATGCTATCCTGACGACAACAGGATCGCTGCCCAGAGCATCGGCATGAGCGACAAGTCGTACCGATATATCAAGAAGGCTTTGACTCTGAGAAACAACAACGGTCTGCCGACTGAGCTCAAGGAAAAGATCGATGAGGCCATGGCCACCATCGACGAGAAAAAAGGCATGGCGGATGCCCAGCGAATGCTGGCGTTCGCCGGCATCATGTTTCCCGAGCCGTGCGTCCAGAGCAAGATATACCGGACCATAGAGAGCGCCGAGCAGCGCGCCGAACTAGTGGCCAAGAGCGAGCAGCTGCGCATCGAGCGATCACAGATGCGCGCGGTGAAGAGCTCGCTGTCGCGAGCCGACAGGATAGCAGAGAGCCGGAAAAAGTACGAGGCCAAGAGGCGGCATAAAGCCCAGGAACCCAAGCGACAGAAGCGACTGGACCAGACGCTGATCCACATCCGCGAGAGCTGCGAGAGCACCCGCGACATGGAGATGCCGACGCGACTGGACGACGCGGAGATCAGGAAGGCCGTGGCCACGCTGTCGGTCAGCATAGAGCTGATCGGCCAGCTCATGAAGCGACTGCTAGGAGAGGGAGACGACGATGACCACATCAACGGTAAAGGCTGACATCACTTACATTCCAGTCAAAAATCTGTCGGTGGTCTGGGTCCAGTCCCAGAGACCGTACAATCCCAAGTGGGCGAAAGCGATCGCCGACGACTTCGATCCGGACATGTTCGATCCGCTGATCGTGACCAAGCCCAACGGCCACGGCATCTATCACATCATCGAGGGCCAGCACAGGCGTCACGCCCTGGAGATGTACGCCGCCAAGCACAACGCCAGCGGCAAGGGCGACAACGAGCACGCGCCGTGCCGAATCGTGGCCGAGGCTGACCCGGCCAGGGCCGCCGAGATCTGGCTGGGCATCAACAGTGGCCGCAAGGCCATCAAGCCGATCCACGGCTTCCTGGTCGCGGTGGTGGCAGGCCACGAGCCGCAGGTCTCGATCAACAAGCTGGTCACGACCAACAACTTCAAGATCTCCGGCGAGAAGAAACGAGACTGCATCGCTGCTGTCAAAGCCCTCGAGGTGGTCTACGTCAGGCACGGCCAGATGACGCTGAGCAGCGTCCTGCGACTGCTCCGCATGATGTGGCACGGCGATCCGGCCGCGATGTCCACGGCGCTCCTCAGGGGGTTCGGGATATTCGTCAACGAGTTCGGGCCGCACATCGACAACAAGCGACTGGTCCAGAAGGTTGCGACCAAGTGGTCGCCGTACGATCTCAGCCAGGCGGCTGAAGCCCGCAAGCAATCCAGCCTGGAGAAGCTGGACGAGGCCATCTCGGAGCTGCTGATCCGAGAGTACAACAAGGGTCTCAAGGACGGCAAGCTCAGGCACAAAGAGTGAGATATGATCATGACCAGGAGACTGGACCCGGAGCTGCTGGAGCTGCTTCGCAGCTCCGGAGCTGAGTGGCGGATCGTCGCGGGATCGAAGCACAAGAAAATCTTGATCAACGGCAGAGTGGCATCCATCCTGCCGCTGAACGGAGGTCACGAGATCGGTCGCCGAGACATCAACATCAGGAAGCACATCGAGCGATTTCTGCGACGAGAGAAAGGACACTGAGCGTGACGAAAATTCCGATGCCGAGAGTTCTCACCGACAGAGGCGACGTGGTCAATCCGCCTTATCCGCCGCCTTACCCTCCGCAACCGACGACGAAGCAGATGTCAGACATAGCAGCGCGAGCGGCTCAGCACGTCTTCGATCTCGAAGAAGCCAACGAGCGCCTCGTCAGAGAGCTCGCCGAGACCAAAAACCACTTCCACCTCTCCGAGGAGCGCAACAAGGAGCTGAGCGCCGACCTGCGCTCGGTTCGTCTCGAGATGGAATTCTACCAGCGGAGGTTCATAGAAGTTCAGACCAAGCTCAAGACAGCCGGATCGATCATCCTAGACGCCATGAAAGAACCGGCCGACAGCAGGGGAGTCGTGACCATAGCCGAGGCCCTGGCCTCCAGGAAAAGTGATATCGAAGAAATCGAGAGCGATCACAAATAAATTTCGCCTCCTATTTACTTACTTACTTTTCGTGATATGATGCCAGGGTCAACGAAACAGGAGAGTGCCATGAAGAAATTCGAAGCTGCGGTCGACATCAGGGCCGAGGAAGGCAAGTCTTTGACCCTGGATGAGATGAAAGCCAAGCTGCCTAGCATCTTCGCCGACGGTCCGAGCGAAAACAGGAGCCCGCGATACCGCCACATCGCGACCAACAGGGTCGTGGAGAAGCTGATGGAGTGCGGCTACAAGCCGGTGGCCGCATCGGCGATCGGGACCATCGATCCAGTTCACGCTCGGCACCTGATCCGGTTCAGGACCGACAACGACAAGCTCAGGGTCGGAGACTCGATTTTCGAGATCGTCCTCCGCAACTCCCACGACGGCTCGGCGTACTACGAGTTCCTCGGCGGCCTCTATCGCCTGGCGTGCCTCAACGGCATGACTGTCAGCCAGGGCGTCCTGGCGGACGTCAGGATCAAGCACACCGGCCGCTGGATCATGGACCGGGTCTTGGCCGGAGCGGAACAGATCGTCAAGGCCGCTCCTCTGGCCATCGAGGCTCCCAAGCGCTGGAGCAAGATCGAGCTCACCGACCACGAGCGCGAGGCCTTCGCGGCCAGGGCTCTGGCCATCAGGTACGGCGACGACCACCACTTCCAGCCGTTCCAGGTCCTCGAGCCGCGGCGCGCCGACGACGTCGGTAACGACCTGTGGCTCACGTTCCAGCGCATCCAGGAGAACATCATCAAGGGCGGCGCCAGGGTAAAGTTCGTGGACGCCAATGGCGCGTCGCACCACAGGACCATGCGGCCGATCAAGGCCATCGACAAAGACGTCAATATCAACATGGCGATGTGGCAAGTCGCCGACGACATGGCCAAGCTGAAGGAAGCTGCCTGACCAGCTTGGCCAGGGAGGGGATCGGTCCCGCGTTCCCCTCCCGCCCCTTCAAAAAAGAAATAAAATTTCGCCGATTCGCCTGGACTTACTTACTTTATCTGGTATGATGGTCTCACGATCAGGGAGGGGAAAATGACCGAAGCTCGCAAACTGAAAATCAAAGCCGCAAAGCAGGCTCTCCAGCAAATGCTGGATGCAGGTCACAGCTACCAATACGCGCTGAGGGCTGTGGCGAAGAAACACGGGTTCAGTGCACGCGAACTAGACCGGTGGATCGACTGATCTTACTTACTTTTATGTGATACACTGGTCTCACGATCAGGGAGGGGAAAATGGAAACGAACCGGGAAAAACTACTGAAAGCCAAGTTTCTCAGGAACCTCAGGCGCCGGGCAGAAAAGTCTCAAAGCGCCCTCTGGGTTCTCACGGAAATCAACGCCGGCCGTGTCGTCATGGACGTCGATCCGGACTACGACCTGGTGGCCCTTGACACCAGCGGAACTCTGGCACGCTAAAAAAGAAATAAAATTTCGCCGATTCGCCTGGACTTACTTACTTTATCTAGTAAGATGGTCTCACGATCAGGGAGGGGAAAATGACCGAAGCTCGCAAACTGAAAATCAAAGCCGCAAAGCAGGCTCTCCAGCAAATGCTGGATGCAGGTCACAGCTACCAATACGCGCTGAGGGCTGTGGCGAAGAAGCACGGGTTCAGCGCGCGCGAACTAGACCGGTGGATCGACTGATCCAGTTCAGGCTGAACAGTAGCAACTTATCTGATATGATGGAGGGGAAAATGACCACGACGATCACTCGCACCGAAATCGAAATGTCGATCAAGGCACAGGAAGTGAAGTCCGCGCACGAAGCAGGTCTCGAATGGATCGATCAGCGCATCGAGCAGTACGAGCGCGCGGTAATCGAGATGAAGCGACGACGCGAGCAGTACGTGATCGCCACGACGAAGCCCGACCGCAACTGCACTCCGGTCAACGTGCTGGAATGGAGCGCGAACGAGATCAACAACGTCTCGATGAACAGCAATTTGTCCGACGTCGTGCGCATCGCGGCGCGCATCGCGACATCGTCTCAGTAGGAAGGTTTGCACCCGCGAGCCTGACTAGCAACACTGCCGCTGTGGGGGCGGGATAACCACGGGGCGGCGGGCCGGAGAATAACCGGGGCGGGTGCCGAGATGCGAAACCCCGCACCACACATCACTCAACAGGAGAGCAAAATGACCACGACTTACGAGGGCAAAACGGGACCGGAGCTGGTGTCCCTGTTCAACAAGATGGCCAACTCAGCCGAGGGCCAGGAGCTCGGCATGCGGCCGGTCACGAAATTCCAGACCATCGATGTCGGCGTCCAGCGATGCCAGAAGGCCGAGTCGTCGATCAAGGCATTCCGCAGCGGCCAAGCCGAGGCGGAGGCAGACATCGTGCCGTCCCGGCTGGTCCAGTCGGACGAAACCATCGCTACGCCTGCGAAAGCGAAGAAAGCGAAAGAGCCGAGCGTCGAGATCGTTGGTCTCGCCGAAAGGCTCGGCATCAAGCGGGCCGGTACGTTTCTCCACCGGCTGGTCGCGGAATTGGAGAAGAACCTCGACAGTCAGATGGCCATGATCAGCCTGTGCGAGGCGGTCTACGAAGTCAAGATCGATCCGACCGACAAGAAATCGATCCTCAATTTCGAAGGCAAGCTGCTGAATGTCAGGAAAGGCGTCGACTACCACATATCCAAGCAAGGACTCAAGTATGTCACCAAAGTCGAAAAAGATCAGGAAGGAAACCCATCCCTTGGACTTCACTCTCAGGGATGATCCGAAAGTCGCCTACAGCGACAGAGAGCGCAAGGTCCTTCTCCTGCTGCCGGTGGGAGAAGGATCGGCTCGCTCGACGACGCAGCTCGCCAAGATGCTGTTCGGCAAAGTCCGGCCGTGGAACAGCCAGCGCATGATGGTCGGACTGATCAACAGCATTCGCAAGAAGGCAGAGCACAACGGAGAGGAGTTCGCCGTTAGGACCGGAGGCCGGATAGGCCCTTCGCCCATGATGGTATGGATCGAGGTTTGACGCCATGCTCGACACATCACGTCACAGCTACTCTCCCAGGATGGCCGCCTTCGCCCACCAGGACGAGGCCCTGGCCAAGATGCTGGGTCGAGAGAATTTCGCCTTATTGATGGCCATGCGAACAGGCAAGACGAAAGTCATCCTGGACGAATTCGGGACCATGGAGCTGGACGGCAGGGTCTCCGACTTGCTGGTCGTGGCTCCTGGAGGGGCATACCGGACCTGGGTCCAGGCGATGGAAGATCATTTGTCCGTCGACCTGCGGTCGCGGATAGACGTCCACGTCTGGCGGTCAGGGAAACCCGCTGGTCGCAGAGAATTCCTGGCCAGTACTGACAGGCCCAGGGCTCTCCTGATGAACGTGGAGGCCCTTTCTAGGCCGGGAGAGGCCCGCCAGACGGCCATCCAGTTCCTGGCCAGAGGCAGGAATGTCGTGGTGATCGACGAGTCGACGGTCATCAAGAACAACAGCAAGCGGACCCAGTTCGTGCTCAGGCAGATCAGACCCCTGGCCACGTACCGCCGCGTCCTGTCCGGCCTGGCGACGCCGCGAAGCCCGCTTGACCTGTACTACCAGTTCGCTTTCCTGACGGAATACATCTTGGGCTTCAATTCCTGGCACGTGTTCAGGAGCGTGATCGCCCACGTCAAGACCGAGCACTTCGGAGGCAGGTCAGTCCAGGTCGTGAACACGGCGCTCGGCGACCGCGGGTTCAGGCGGTCCGAAGTCGAGGCCGCTCGTCGCCGGATCGAGCCTCACAGCTACCGGATCGAGTTCAGACCCAAGATGCCATCGACGTACACGTTCCGCGACGTCGACCTGACGCCTGAGCAGCAGGCTGCTTATTCGGACATGCGAGCGATGGCGACCCACGCCCTGTCGGCAACCGAGCACGTCACGGCCACGGTAGTGATCGCCCAGCTGATTCGGATGCACCAGATACTCCTCGGCCACGTCAGAGACGAGTCGGGAGCGGAGCACGTCCTGCCGGAGAACCGGACGGCCGCGCTCCTCGAGCTCATGGAAGATTACGCTGGCAAGGCGATCGTCTGGTGCAGCTACGACCACGATGTCAGGAAAGTCTCCAAGGCTCTGGCGGAAGAGTATGGTCCTCGGTCCGTGGCTCGCTTCTGGGGCGGCAACACCGCGACCAGAGAAGACGAGGAGAAAAAATTCGTGTCAGAGCCCGAGTGCCGCTTCATGGTGGCGACTCCGTCGGCCGGCGGCCGCGGTCGCACTTGGCACGTCGCCGACCTGGTCGTGTACTACAGCAACACAGATAACCTGGAGCACCGCGACCAGTCCGAGCAGAGAGCCATGGGCATGACCAAGTCCAGGCAAGTTGACTTCGTGGACATGATCGTCCGCGGCACGGTGGAGGAGAAAATCATAAATTCGCTGAGATCGAAAATCGACATGGCGTCGATCATCAACGGAGACAACTATAAGGAATGGCTGGTGTGAAAAACAAAAAGGCCTCCCGAGGGGAGGGCATTCCCCCCGAGAGGCCAGTCTACAGGGAGCACACGGGAGCGCTCGAGCCAGGACGCGCTCCCTCCCAGCTGGCCCGGAGGCCCGGGCCAGAGGTTCATTTGTCCCGCGACGGCGACGAGACTGAAACCATGACGTGGAATTATCGCGTGGTCCGCTACCGCGACGGTACCGGATATGGACTGCACGAGGTCCATTACGACGACGAAGGCGAGCCGTGGTCCATGACGCAGCGGCCGGCATCCTTCGCCTGCGACGCGGCCGAAGGCCCAGAAGGCATCCGTGACAGTCTGCTCGCGGCCCTAGTCGATACTAAACAGCCGGTGTTTGACGAACCAGAGCGCTGGCCAGGCAAGCGGCCGTCATGAACGCATTCCCCAACTGGTCCGATCTGACAATGAGGCTCGCCGAAGCGGAGCGGGAGATCGAGCGGCTGCGGGACGAGTTACACTATGCCAACGGCGTCGTAGAGTTGGCGATGAAGCACCGCGATATCGCTGAAGCTAGACTGAGCCTGGAGCGCTGGTGCCGCGAATAATGGCCTTGGTTCAGAGGCGCAAAATTCCTGCGCCCGGCAGCAGAATGCGCAGGATCAGCAGCAGGGCGACCAGCACGAACACGACCCAGATGATCTTGATGACCTTGTCCGGCAGGGCCACGCCAGCCACCGTCTGCAGCGCCCATATGATCAGATAGATCACAGCTGCCACGATCAGCAGATAGATCAATGCCATGATCAGAGATTCAAGCATCGGTGCCTCCTGTCAGTTCGGCGATGATATCGCTCGGATTGCCGCGCACGACCTGCATGGCCCCGCCCAAGGTGAGATGCGTCAGTGCCGGCTTGTCGGCCGCGGCCACCGTGCTGATGCAGGCCGGATTGACCCAAACGTCGCTACCGTCCGGCCGTTCGAACCGGACGAACTTCACGGCTTTGGCTGCGCCGGGAAGCAGCGGATTATCAGGTCCTGCATGCGGTTCTGATTTTCCAGCAGGTGCTTGGCGATCTCGGTCTGCTGCTCGCGCTGGCTCTTGCTGTTGTAGTAGACCGCCACGATGAAACCGGCATTGAACAGCAGCAGCACCAGCAGCAACGGCGATTGCTTGAGCGCCTCTACAACACCAAGGGCCGCCTTGCCACCGTTGGCTGGTAGATTCATTCCACCACCGTCTGCCCGTTGATGGTGACCTTGACCGGCCCGTTCGCCGTGAGCGTGATGTTGACCTCGGCCTGCTCGCCGGGCGGCACTGGCTCCGGATCAGGCGGCTCGGGATCGGGCGCGCTGTCCATGATCGCCTGCACGTCCTGCAGGAGGATGTCAGCCTCATCCCGCAATTCAAGTTCTTTCCGGTTCACGGGTCCCCAGTGCTGCCGGCGCTTTCTGAGCCCGATCGCCGTGACCATGACAGCAAAGGCCGGCGAGTGCTTGGCCAGGAATTGATAGCGCGCGCCGTCCCCGGCGCCATACGAGCCGATATCGCCGGCGTTCGGACTCGCGGCGCCCTCCTTGAATTGTGGCCAGAAGCCGTTCGGGTCGCCCCAGTAGCCCGCGAGAAGCGGCGGAATGGTCGGATCAGCCGTGTTGATGTTCCACGACGTCTGGAACAGTCCGGCCTCGGCCGTATCGCTCTCGACGTTGCTTGCGGTCGTGTCGCGGCCTTCCCAGTACACTCCAGAAGACTCTCGCACGCCGAGGCCTATCATCAGCACGAACAGATGCCGCAGCGTATCGAGCCCAGCCTGCGAGTTGTCCCAGCCCTTGGCCTGCATTTCCGACCGATACCAGGTCAGCACGTCGGTATCGGCATTGTTGCGGTCGGCCTGTGCCATGGCGGCGGCACTCGCACTGCCGGTCTTGTACCAATCGAGCGCGAGCGCGAAGCTGCAGGCCATGCCCGCGAGGTAGCCGGGCGGAGCCTTGCCGCGATCCTTCCATGAGTAGTCGACCAGCGGGCTTTCGTCGACAGCTTCGATGACGTCGGCGATCATGGCGTCCGACAGTCCTGACTCGCCGTCCTTCTGCTTCTGGTCGAGCTCGTCGATCGCGGTCCACGTGTTGGGTCCAACCTGGCCGTCAGCCGGCAGGCCGGCCGCGGCCTGGAAACTCTTGACCACTGCATCCGTGGTCGGGCCGAAATCGCCATCAGCCGGAACCTGCAGGATGCGCTGCACCTCGGCGACGTCGGCGCCGCTGTCGCCCTGCGCGATTGTGCGCTCGGGCATCGGCGCGCCCTTCGGCCACACATATTTGATGACATCGGATTTCGAATAGGTCGCCACATTGACCATATCCGATTGGTTGCCACCCCTGCACTTGTTGCTACCGTTGGTTTCACCCTCCCACAACGTCACGTGGCCGCCTCCTGAGCGCGTCATCACGACGAGGCACCCGAGGATAGGGTCGTCGATTTCAACGAACCCTGGGTCATTTGCGAAGGATTGCGCCCACAAATAGCGATCGGTGTCGGTCGGGCCAAACGGCGGGCGGACGTCTGCAACGGCGCAGCAGAACGCGGCTGTCAGGCCGCACCAGGCGATATCGTCCCCAGTGTAGACTGCTGCATAAGAAGCCATCTCCGGATACTTGCGCGCGATGTAATCGCTCATCGCGAGGATCTTCGGATTGCTCCCGCTGCCGGGTTCCTCAGTCAGCCCTGTGATCGCGCGCATAGTGAGCAACCACGGCGGCGCACCATCGGATGATGGCGATGCTAGCGCGGCCTGCACATCGGCCTTGGTTGGTTGCCGCTTCGCCGTCTGCTTCTTAGCCATATGTCATCCAAAGTTACCGAACCCTGATGGCGGCGTGTGCGCGAACGCAGTCGCGCCAAAGTTCGCTGTGATCGTGTCCCCGAATGCTCCGCACGTCCAGATCACGAAATAGGGTCCGGCATCGAGGCCGCTGATGTCAAAGCCTCCGGTGTTGGTCGCTGGATTGGCAGATCCGTTGTTGTTCCAGTTGCCGTTGTTCTTGCGGAACCACACTCGCGCGTTGTCCAGATCGAGCGCCATGTCAATCAGGCTGCCCGTCGTGTATGTCGCGACCGTTCCGATGCTGCCTGAGTTTAGGAACACGTCGCCGAGCACGCTGTAGTAGCCGAAGGAGTCAGCAGCCTGTCCAGCAAAGCCGCCGCTTTCAACAACCAAGCTGGAATTCGCAGCCCCGATGAACAGATTTCCACCAACAACTAGGCTAGAAAATTCACAGTAGTATTTTCCCGACGATTTGCCGGCTACGGTGCGGACAGAATTGCTGCCACTTAGCGCCCCAGCTGTGGCTGTCAGGTCACCGTTGCTCAGAGTGATGATCGAGGACTTGTCAGCCGAGTTCCAGGTCGTCGCTGGCACCGACAGCACGACTGACGGGGCGGTCGCACTCAGCGTCAGGTTGGCGGCCGCAGGCAACGCGGTGACGCCGATCTGCGGCGCTGTGGCGCTCAATGTCAGGTCGCCGGCGGCTGGGTTCTTGTTGACGCTTGGTCCCTGAACTTCGATCTGCGGCGATGATGCGCTCAGCATCAAGTTGGCTGTCGTCGGATTGCGAATAAGTCCAATCTGCGTGGCAGTCGCGCTCAGTGTCAGGTTGGCGGCGGCTGGCGTGATGTTGAAGCTGACAGTCTCGACAACAACCGTTGGTGCCGCGGACGACAGAGAGACGTTGCCGGCGCTCGGCGACCGAGATTGCGCGCTGATGATGACGCTCGCCTCGTAGCCGTAGAGCGTCAGGCTGCCGCTGTCGAACGCGCTCGAGGCTCCGAAGCGGAACTGTAATCCAGTGACCACGCCGAGGTTGCGCAGCCGGCCAGAGCCTTTCGCCGAAGCCAGGCCGCCAGGCGTGTTGGCAGCGATCTGCCAGTCGAACAGGACGTATGCCGTGGCTCCGTTGGTCGGCGTGCTGAACCTGAGCCAGCCGTTCAGCGCGACATCATCGTCGGCGCTCGAGTACAGGACGATCTCGTCGTCGGCAGACGAGCCTGACGCGGTGAGAGAGAACTGAGTGCCCTCGGTTCTGTTCCAGGCGTAGTCGGAAGCGCCATCGTTGAAGCCTGGGCTGTTGCCGCTGGCAATCCTCAAGTTGAACGACTGGCCGGTGAACTGCGGCGTCAGGCTGCTGAAGCGCACCTCGTATGAGTTGAACGAACTGTCGAGGTTCTCCGTGAACTCCGCAGATGTGTCTCCGCTGTCGACGTTGACAGTTTCCAGCTTGCGGCAGCCGTTATCGTACGGAATCGGGCTTTCCCCCGGCAGGAATTCCGCGTCGATCTCTCCGCCCGTGCCAATCGGCACGTAGCGGCGAATCCTGGATGTCACGCCATCGGTCACGTCGATCCGATAAGAGCCGCCGGCGACGTGGAAAAAATACGGACCGTCGGCAGCATCGTATGGTTCTGTCGGCGGCGTAAAATTCGACGTGTGGCGCGCCGTTCCGATGGAAAGACGAAATTCGTCGATGTTCCCTGTCCACAGCTCGGTGAACTCTGTCAGGCCGCCAACGCGCACCTCGGTCGCGCCTGGGTTTACCGTTCCGGAGAAGGCAACATCGCCGCCTTGCTGAGCACCATCGATGAAGAGCTTGAGCGTGTTGCCGGTGCGAACGAACTCTACGTGATGCCAGCCAGGGTTCAGGCCGCTGGTGTACTGAGTCGTGCCAGTGACAGTCGTCGCCGTCGCGATCGACACCACGCTGGCCGCGATGACGTTGCCGGCGGTTTTCCTTATCTGCCAGGACGAGTTGCCGTGCGCCAGCGTGCTGAACGCCACTTGATTAGCAAGGACGCGGGCCGCGCCGCCTGAGTCTTCGGCCAGGAATCTCAGGTCGATCGTGAAGTCGCCCGCGCCGAGATCGAGATCGTCGTACTCGTCGGTCTCGATCGTGTCGTTGAACGATGTGCCCAGCAACAGCGAGGTCCCGAACGCGCCTTCGCTGTCGATCTGCGCCGCGCCGGTTGCCGTCCACGCGCGCGTGACAAGCGCGCCATCGTCCACGATTGACTGCGAGCCAATCGCGCCTTCGAAATGCAGGAGCACGTTGGTAAAAGCGTCGCTGCCGCCGGCTGGAGCAAACGGATTAGATCTGCTTACCAGTCCGTCTCGGTCGCTGAACAGGCTAGTTGAGCCACCGTCCTCGTCAGTGACCGTGACGCTGGTCGGGACGATGACGTCTCCATCGTCGTCGAACTCGCACTCGGTGAATCGCGCCAGCGTCACTTTAGGAAACCGTAAAGCGAGACCGAGCCGGAGGTGATCGTGCCGGTGCTGGGCAACAGTCGCACGGCAGTGATCGCATCGAGCGCGGCGATGTATCGGCCCGATCCGAACGTGGTCACGATCTCGGGATGCGGGCTCAGGTAGACGCCCTGCCACCCGAACATCTTGTAGATCGTCGTCGACTCTGGATTGCTGAAGAAGATGTTGAAATTGAAACTTTCTGACGCGTCGTTGCCGATCGAGTTAGCAAGCTTGATCTGGTTGTCGGCGCTGTCCCCGCTGGCCGTGATCGCCGGCGACACGGTGCCGTCGTTGAGCTGCCACGCGTAGTCAGAGGCTCCGGCTTGATACGTCGGCCCTCCGCCGGTGCCGATTCGCAGCCAGAACGCCGCTCCGTCGCTCGACGGCCTGATGCTGCTGCCTCGCAGCTCGAACGAGTCAAAGTAGGTGTCGTAATCAGAGAGCAGGAAATCGAGCTGGGCGCTGGCGCTGGCGGTCTGCGTGTCGAGCAAATAAATCGCGGCCTGGCCGGCCGCCGCGGCCGCTGCCGTGATGTCGAACTCAGCCGCCGTGCCGATGCCCTTGTAGCGCACGACGCGACGGAAATTTCCCTTTGTCGCGATGATTCGGTAAGCGCCGCCCAGGACGTGAAACGCGAACGAGCCATCGGCGTTGCCGGTGAACGGATTGGTGATCGGCGTTGCGCCGGCCCGGTCGCTGTAGAGCGCGGCCAACGCGCCCGTGAGCTCCGAGCGCACTTCGATCGTCGGGCTGGCCTGCACGTTGCCCGACGAGTCGACCACGAAGCTCTGATAGCGCGCCAGTGCCATGGATCAAACCTGCGGCCCGATGATGTCGCCCGTGACGGTGAATGTCACGAAGGCGACTCCGTCGATCGCGTTGCCGGCGGCGCCGCCCGATCCAAAATATCCGCCGGCCAGAGCCGCACCGGTCTGGCCCGCGACCCCAGGGCCGCCGCCGTAACCGCCGTTGCAGTTGACCTCGAACCCAGGGCTGCCGCCCGTGGTGAACGTTCCGGCCTGGCCGAGAGATGTGCCGCCGCCGCCGAGGCCAGGAACTCGGCCTGCGCCGCCGCCCCCGCCGCCGACGCGACTGCCGCCAGGACCGACACCCATGCCGCCGCCGCCGCCGCCGCCCCAGATCGATCCGTTGTTTTCCAGGCTGAATGCGACCGTGGTCTTGAGTGCGGTCCCGCCGGGCTGGCCATCATTCGCGAATGCCAGACCGCCTGCACGGCCGCCGGCTCCTGCGATCATGCCGTTGTTGATCAGGACGCGTGTCACGCCGGCCGGCCAGGATCCCCAATCGAGCGACACCAATTCGCTGGAAGTCGATCCGATGTTGATCGATGTGTTCACGTAGACGGTGACAGTGTCGCCAGAGATCGGCTCCGGAAACAGCTCGTCGTGCCGAGTTCTGATGTTGACGTTGTTCTCGTCGGAATCAAAAATGATCGTGTGCTGCGTCGGGTCGACGATCGCGCCTTCGTACTCAGTGAACAGCATCTCCTCTGCCTCGACCGCGTATTCCTCGGCCTTCGGCTTGATGCGCGTGACGGTGATCGGGGTGGTCGTCTCCGCGCCGGTGTCGTCCTGGATCATCCAGCCGCCGAGCTGGTAGCCGCCGCCGAGCGTCGGATCTGTGCCAGCGTCGCGCGCCAGCGCCAGCGTGAAGCGCCGCGGCGCCGTGACGTAGCGGCTCAGATACGCATAGCCCAGGCGCTCTGCGACCGCGCGACCGCCAGTCGCGACGCCGTCAGCCAGGATGCGCGCGATCGATGCGCCGCCAAAAGTTTCCTCGGCTTCCTCGTCGTACACCTCGACCATTGATCGGTAATTTTCGAGCTCGTCGTAGCGCTTCAGCGGATTGACTTGCCCGAAATAGACCTGCACGCGGGTGACGCGTTTCTCGGGCTGCTCCTTGGCCTCGAGCGTTCCAGACTTGATGTTTCCGCCGTCGTAAACATCGGCTTCTGTTCCGATCGCGCGCAGCACCTGAAACCGTATCTGCTGAGTAATCTCGTCCTGCCAGACTGCAGCGCCCATCTGCTTCAACAGGCGACTGATCAGCGTGTTGACGCCGGTCGGCTCCGCGACGTTGACTGTGTAAACGTTGCCGATGAAACTCGCCGACTCGGCCTGCCATTCCGAGAGATTTATCAGACCGGCGCTCACGCCCGCGTAGTTGACCAGCCAGTCCCATATGATGTCGGCGCCGTCCTGGCCCACCGCCCGGTAGACGACCTGCACGCGGTCGCCGGCCGAATGCGCCACGGCCTCGGTATTCAGTTGAGCGCGCACGATCGTCAGCGTGTCGCTGGCGCGCGTGAACGAGACAATTTCCTTGCCGCCAATGTTGGCATAGCCAGATGCGGGATAGGTCGCGCCGATGCCGGCCTCTGAGAGCACCAGCGATAGCGAGCCAGAGGTGATGTCAGATTGCAGAAAGCCGTTGCTCGCCGCCGGCGCCTGAGATCGATCAGAGTCAGCCAGCTTGAGAGTGTCCTTGGCAATGATCGAGAAGAAACCAGCCGGCGTTGGCCCGTCCGTGCTTTCTATGACGTAGTGCCGCGTCTCCATGTCCTCGAGCTCATCGCCCAGGACGCCTCGGATCAGGCGCAGCGCTCTGCCTCGCAAGGATGGATGACGGAAACGAAATTTGCCCCAGAACGTGCCTTGCTCGAACGGGTCGTAGTCGCGCTCGGAAAGATACTTGTCGAAGCCAACGCCGGTGTCCGAGTGCTTGCTGTCGCGCATCGTGACGCGGATTGAGCCGCGCGTGCCGAGGTCCTGCCCGAGCGATACGGTCTGCGGCGTTACGTCCACATCTTCTGGCCGCTGAATGAATGGCAGGCAGTCGATGTCGGTCGGCAGATAGGCCGTGTCCAGCGCGAAGCGCAGCGTAGTGGGGACTTGAGGACAATCACCTGGCTCATCCAGGTCGCTGTAGTTTGCCAGGTCCTGACAGGTGCCACGCGAGTTGAAGCACTTGCGCGTGCCAGTTGGTGGTGAGCTAGTCAGGGACGCTGTGCACGGCGAAACGCCATAGGTGAGCGAGCAATATGATATGTCGATTTCAACGTAGATCAGAACCTCGCTCATCGCTCACGCAATGCCTCGCATTGCCAAGGTGGTGTGCACGCGCTGCGTGATGGTGCTGGTCACGGCGTCAGGGTTGTTAGTAAGCCAAGCGTATGACGCTTCAAGCGGATATGTTTCCGGATGCCAGGCGAAGAAGAACGGTTTGGTGCGGGCGAACTGCAGGAACGGGTCCATGTAGGTACGCCACCAGTCTGGCTCGAAGTGCTCGAAGCGCGCCTCGGACTCGCGCCACTCCTGCAGCAGCGTGCGGCCCAGGAAGTTACCGGTCTCGCTCATGCCGTTGACGACGATCGAGCGGCGGCCGTACTTCATGGGAACATGGTCAGACTCGACCGTGATGCTGCGCTGAGGCACCAGCAGCTTGCCGACGTACATCGAGCCGATCCGCGGCGTCTCGGTGCCGCCCTGGATGCGCAGGCGGATGTGGGTGAGCGGCTGAGGCTCGAAACGGAAGATCGTCGGCGAGTCGTCTGGCAGGATCATCTCGTCGATCAGCGTGACATAAGGCTGATCAGGCGAGTCCGGCGCCACATCGATCTTGCCCTCGACTGAAACCATGAACCCGCCGGTGCCCAGGTTGTGGGCGGCGATCGCCAGATAGTCGATATCGTCGCCATAGGTGATGCCGCTGACCGACACATACTCGTCGGAAGCGGTGTTGGCGCCGCCCATCCAGTACAGGTGGGTCGCAGGATTGGCAATATTGGTCACTGGGTGCGATGAATCCTCGGTGGTGCTGTCTACATTGCTGCTGGTCGCGAGCTGATGGTAGCCGATCCACGGGCATCCTGGCGGCCCTTCGTCGACCTCGGCCAGCACGAGCGAGCTGCTCATGACGATCATGCGCGGCCCGCATCGAACAAGACGCGCCCTCCGCTGTCGCGCTGCCAATCTAGGATGCCGTTGACGATGTCGCGCACCACGTCGCCGCGGAAGTAGTCGCCCGACCGCACTCCAGTCACATTGAGCGTGGCGCTGTCCTGCCTCCTTGGCTTGCCGGGCGTCTCGACCGTGACCCGTTCGCCGGCCGTGGCCATGAACGAGACAGGCACGCGGTCGATGCCGGCCGGACCAGCGATGTTGAACGAACCGCCATGAGCCATGCCGATCGGCGTGCCCTTGATGGCAGCGACCAGCGACAGGCCCTTGGCGAGCACCACCGCGGCGGCGGCGAGGTTGGCAGGAAACGGACCGACCAGCGCCTCGGCGGAAGCGGCAAATGCTGAGAACAGCGCTTGCGCGGCCATCGCTATCTTGGAAGCCCTGACCCAGTCTTTTTGATCACCGCCGATCGCCGTGAACATTTCGCCGAACGCACCGGCGATTTGCCCGGCCGCGCTGGAATAGGTCGCGGCTATCGTCATGGCGGCCTTTTGGCTCGCTGCGGCACGCACTTCTTCGGTGATCTTTCCTTTCTGGTGCAGAAGATCAATCTGGTCCAGCTTGAGCGCGTACTGATCCCAGGGGGTCAAGAACTCCTGCGTCAGCTTCATGCCCTGCAGACCGAGCATGGCTTCATTCAATTTCTGCACGGCTGGCGGCAAAACAAGAATAGCCTTGTTGCCTTCGAAGAAGGATGCCTCGACGAGCTTCATCTGAACGGCGGTCTGCGCCAGACCTGGTGCTAACTGACGAGAGAAAACGTTAGACGCTTCGATTGTTTCGACCCGCAGACTCTCGAGCTTCTTCCTCAGAGCCTCGGCAATCTGCGCCTGCTCTTTCGATTGCATCTCGCGCTTGAGCTTGGCCTCAGCGTCCGCCTGCTCCAGCAGCGATTTCTTCAGGCGGTCAGTCTGATCGGTCAGTGCGGCAGTGCTGATACCGACAGACTGCAGCAGCGCCGAGAAGTCCTTCATGAAGGTCTCGGACTCGCTCAGCTGCCCGAGCGCCTTGGCAGCAAATATGATACCGGCGGCGATCAGAGTGAACTTGAGCAGCAGCGGAGACAGTATGGCAACGATCGCACCCATCGCGATCAAGAACGGAGTGGAGTTGTCGGCGACAAACCTGAGTGCCCTGCCTATGGCTTCTGCTGTCGATCGGAAGCCGTCAGAGTCAAGCGTGGCCTTGACTATCTTGTTGCTCAAATCCTCGAGCCGCGGCAGCACCAGGCTAGCAATGACATTGTAGAACCCCTGACTGGCGGCGGACATCCGCTTCAGGTTGTCCTGAAAATTCTCTGCCTGCTTGGCCGTGTCTTTGCTGATGACGAGGTTCAGCTTCTGCGCCTGCTCGTAGACTTCCTGAATGCCCTTGGCTCCGCTGTTCAGCAGCGGAATGAGCTGCTGACCTACGCGTGCGCCGAACGCTCCTATCGCGATGGCGGTCTTGGTAGCTCCGTCCTCGGTGCGCGCGAACTCGAACGCCAGCTTCTCGAGCTGCTTCTCCGGCGTCAAGTCCTTGAACGCTTTGGCATCGATGCCGAGAGCCTTCAAGGCTCTGGCCATCTCTCCAGTCTCTTTGTCAGCGTCGGTCATGCCCTTGGCGAGCTTGCCCATCGCCTTGGTTAACGACTCGATGCTTAGGTCAGACAGGCCAGCGGCCAGCGACAAGGCCGACATGGCTTCGGTGGTGACGCCGACTTTCTGGGCTTCCTTGCCGAGCTTGTCCATCGAGTCGATGGCTCGCCCGACGCCCTTGATCATGTCTCCGATGGCGCTGCCGACCTTGTCGAATATCTCAGCAAGTTTTATTCCGGCAGCAACAGCAGTGGCGTCGCGCGCGAAACTCTTGAGGCCTCCGCTGGCCTTCTTGATGCCGTCCTCGAACTCGCCTGTGTCGGCGCCGAGAACGACGCGAAGTGCGCCGATGATGGCGGCCATCAGCCGACCTTAGCTTTCCGAGCGGCCTCAACGCGCTCCATGGCCTTGACCCACTTGTTCATGATTTCGGCTTGCTCCTCCAGCGTCTGCTTGCGCTTCTTTTGCGGCGCGCCATCCTTGAGCAGGAGACGATTGAGCTTTGGCATGGCCTTCGTTCTGCTCAGCGCCGCGACGTGCCAGGCCAGCCAGGCGCGCTCGTTGTGCTCGCGCCGTCGCTTTACCTCGTGGGCTCGAAAGGTCGCGTTGATCTGGCGCGGCGTGCGACGCCAGAAGACGTCGGCGTCTAGCCCTAGAGATTCCCAGAGGGCGAGGAGTGCTTCCCATTGGGACCTTGCGTCGCCGTCTGCTGCGGAGGGCGGGCAGAACTGTCCTCCGGCTCGAACGTGGCATTCAGCGCCTTGGTGATGATTTCGCTGGTCTCGTTCGGCAGTTGATACTTCCAGATCTCAGTCACGTCATCCATCGTCAGGCCAGGATGGTGATCCTGCAAGCCAGCCCAGAATATTTTTTGCAACGTGCTCAGGCGGAAGTTCTCTGGATCGTTCGCCAGCTTGACGATCTTGGTCGTGCTCATGTCCAGCATCTCTTCCAATTGCCGCAGCGCGTTGGTGGAAAAGTGCATGGTGTAACTGGACGCACCAGCCTTGAACTCGATATCTCCGCGCAAAGAGTTCGCCATCGCTACCTCAGTAATTGGTTGTGATCAGACCGGTCACCTTGATCGTGACCGTGGCCGTCATCTTGTCGTCTACGGGCGCTTCCGGCTCGTAGCCAGTGATCTCCCCGTTGAACGTCCAAGACATGCCATTGGAGAAGATGATCTGACAGCTGCGACGGCGACTCTCAGTGACCGGCGTGTTCATCCAGTCGAACAGGATTTGGTCAGTCTCGCTGCCTGGTATGAAGTTCATCTCGAACGAAGTCTCGCCTGGGTCGATCAACCCGCTGATGAACTCGCGGATGCGGCCTGGTGACTGCATGTGCGTGACGTCGACCTGATCCACCGTCAGCGACGGCGGAGTGATATTGCTGACTTCCGACAAGTACATGTAGTCAGTCGGCGACGAGCCGCTGTTGCCAACGCGAAAGAACGAGCCATAGCCAAGCAACGCGCTGCTTGCTTGACCTTCAGGAGGGGAGTTAGCCATCGGGTTGCTCCTTTGTGATCACTTCTTTGCAGCCAATCGAGCAGCCTTGCGCGCCGCCCGCGCCGCGGCTTTCTCTATCTCGATCCAGATATCGTCAGCCACGCTTTTCAACGCCGTCTGTTTGTTGGCGTCCCACGCTGGTCGTAGCGTCGGATGCGGCGTCATATTGACGGTTCCGAATTCTTCAGTGATTGCTTGTTTAAGCGCGCCGGGGCCGGCAAAGACTTCCACTTCGGATTCTTTTTGATGCTGCGACCGCTGACGCTTTGATAGCTTGTCGCTCACGCCAAAGGATCGTTGCAGCCGACCCGTCAATACCCGTGATGCCGCCCTGGCCTCATCGGCTATCGGTTGACCAGCCTTGATCAGTGCCCGCTTGATTACATTCTTCTGAGTGGCTCTCGGCAACTCGCCAAGCGCTTCCAGCGTATCGCTCAATCCTTCTACGATGAAAGCCTTTTTCGCCATATCAGTATTCGGCGAACTTGAAGAAATAGTCTCTCCGGCGGGCAAACAGTTTCGCGGTCGAATCATACTCGTCGCGACCTATGTCATGGAACACGCCATGGATGTTCACGGTTGACTGCGGCGAATTCGATCCATATGCGACCACGCCGCGAAACCCGCTCAGCGCATCAAAGCAGGCGTCTCCAAGCTGAGCCGACAAGTCGGCCGTTAGCGCCCAGCCGTCGATCTGATAGCGCGCACTGATCAGATTATCTGAGCTTCGCATGTTATAAGTCGTGTCTTCAGTCACCAGGAAATACACCACGCTTGGACTTGTGATGCCCTGCGGCAGCAATATCGGATAGACGCGCGAACCGCCGACCAGGCCGGACACAGTGGCGTTGTTGAGCAGTATCTGCCTGATTGCCGGGCGGATGTCTTTCATTTATGCGCCATTGCTGGAGCGAGCGATCTCGAGCCACTTGTTGAGCGCCCCACTGAAGAACAGCGTGATGGTGTCAGCTTCGTTGTCCAGGCTCATGTCGCCATTGAGTAGAAGATTGCCAGTGCCGTTCTTGACTACGACTGTGCGCGCGCTATTGATCGCGCGCAGTACCAGAAACTCACCAGCTACGCTTAGGCTAGGGTTGATCGTGTCTAGATCGTCCGAAGCGGCATCGCCCTCAGTATCAACGGTGTGAAAAGAACATGAAGCCGAGATAACACCAGATGCTATAGTTCTTTCTGTCTCACCCTGATATGCGAAGGTCGCCATTCCTATGCACAATAGTCGGCCTGAGACTATCGTATTAGTCGGCATTATGTTCAGTATCGTGCCGCCAGCCGTGAAGATGTCCATATCGCCAAGAGCCATAGTCGCCGACGGTACAGCATCATCGTAAACGCGGAACTTACTGGTGCCGCCCTTTTTGACATTGATGTAGTCAAATGCATTATTTCCAGCGCCCGTGGCCGCAGCGGCTTCGATCAACAAAAATCCGGTTGTATTGTTTGGTGGTGGCGTCGCGCTATCGCCCGCCGCACCATCGTCGATAAACGATGGCGTTGTTGGCGTCAGGGGTGCATTGAGTAAAAACGGGTATGTGTCTTGCGCAGCAGTCCCGATCAATCCCGTGGTGTTGGTCACGGAACCGCCCGCGACAGTGCGATAAACTCTGTAGCCCCCAACCGCGCCTTCTACAGGCGTCCAGGTAACCAGGTTATTATGTTCATCTACCGACAGATCATCAAATCCGGTAGTCGTAGACATGGCGTTGGATGCTTCCGACGTGATACCGTCCGCGAGCACCGCAACCACCTTATATGTATATGTCTTGCTGCCTCCCCCCGTGCATAGGTATTGCCCAAGACACCCACTTTGAACGCTGGTGATGGTGGGCGCGGCCACGGCCCGAATGTGCACGCGACCATTGATGCCGTCGCCAAGCGTAAGGTTATCCTTAAACTGCACCACGCCATCGCCTGTACGGATGGCCATGGTGAGATTAGTGGCCTCCTGCATGTCCTTTACGTTGAGGCCGATGTTGTTGACAGTATCCGCTTCAATTTTATTTTCGGCCCATAATGCGATGGCGTTTGCGGTAATAGCCTCTACTTTAATGCAGCCCGCAACACCGACTACTGTCTTTGATGCGATGTTTGCGACTACATCTTGATTGATATAAACGCGGCCGATAACACCTGAAACACCACCTGCCGTGTCAATCGGGTCAAATTCGTTTCCGGATGAATACCTGTTTGTAAAGACCGTAAACAGCCCACCGATGGCGCCATCGCCAACCACACCCGAGCCGCCAGGGTTGCCCATGGACGCGGTGCCCATCACCGCGCATACTGGATTGGTGCTTCCCGCAGCTCCCGTGCGATGCAGGCGATATGCGGAAAATCGCCCGCCAACTAGCCAGCCCAGAACAGTATCACTGTCTGACGATACCGTTGCGGAGACCCCGCAATACATTGAGGCATGATTGTCAACGTCGGTGCTAGGTGTGACCTCCGTATGAAACGATGGGCCAATAAATGCGATTTCCTCAGGCGTTGGGGCCGGGCCAGTATATTCCCAACGCAGGTCGAATGGAGATTTTATAATTTGGTCGCCAGCAAATTGGGTGCCCACATTGTCAAACGAGATTACATATTGAGTTGGGCTATCTTCGACATACAGCGCCCCAGTGCCGCCGTTGTCAGCTTCGGCGGAATTTCCCCAACCGGATGCAGAGCGGATCGCAAACCCGCCAGGAGTATTGCCAAGCGCCGTGTCGAGATCGGCGTCGAGATTATCGAGGCGGCCGTCGAGCGTAGTCGCCGCAGTCTCAAGAGCGCCAAGCCGATTCTCAGCATCCGAGAATCCGGCGTTGATCTTACCGCCCGCAACCCTGAGCGTGTCGCCGGTGTCGTCGTCCGGAGCCGCGCCGATGTTGATTGGATCGTAGCTCATGTCTCGGCATCCATGGTTATCTCGGTGGAATCGAACGTCGTGTCTTCCGAGTCGAATGTCACAGAGGCTTCACCCTCAGCTATAGGAATTTCTCCAGCAGCATAAGCATCAACTTCGATGCCAACGCGACGGCCTATTTCACGAACGTCAGTGATGTTAAAATAACGGCCGTCGAACAGGATGCGGTCTTCGACTGTCACGCCCTTCACTGCATTAGACCAACGGAAAGCAAACGTCTTGACCGCATAGCCGACGTTCTGACGCGCCGCGAAACGCTCGGCCCCGGCGTTCTCGCGCTTCTCTGCCCACACTGTCGCCACATCCTCCCACGTCACGACCTCCTCGCCGCTGTCGCTGTGCGAGAGAGACTGCCCCTGGATCGTGATGCGGCGATCGAGATTCTCAAATCGCATTGGGCTATCCTACTCGCGGTCGACGGCCAGACTGCGTGTTGCGACGCGAGCCTGCTTGCGTGTTGCTGCGCAAGCCAGCCTGCACGTTGCTGCGCGAGCCCAGCGGTTTGTTGAAGCGAACGGAAGCCTGCTGATTGTACCGAACAGGATTTGGATACTGCGGCCCGAGTATTGTTCCTGTTCTGCGGACTGCAATTCGTATTGTGGGCGCGAAAGTCGTGAGCGTGAGATCGGCCGCGGCTGGCGCGTAGGTCACCAGCGTCGGCGCGATAGTAGATAGCGTCAGTTGCCCAGCATCAGGCGAAACCGAAAGCGTCGCTGTTACTGACGGCGCAACCGACGTGAGCGTGAGTTGCGACGACGCCGGGGTCTGATTGACCTTAATGTCGACTGACGGCGCAAAAGTCGAGAGCGAAAGCTGCGCCGCAACTGGCTGGAACGTGATTGCGACGATTACTGACGGCGCAACGGAGGTAAGCGTAAGCTGCGCCGCATCGGGTGTTTGGTTAACCTTGATGTCGGCAGACGGAGCGACAGTCGAGAGTGTAAGGTTGGCAGTGGCAGGAACGATCGGCCCTGCAACAGTGGATAGCGTCAGCTGACCAGCGGCTGGCTGGATCGATATCGCCGCAGCGGCCGGCGCGCGCACCCTGATCCAGGAGACGACCGCGCGCGAGCCGGCCCCGCCCAAAACAACAACAGGCGCAGTGCCTGAGAATACAAACTGCGCCGCATCGGGAGTCTGGAAATAATCAACGTCGACGGACGGAGTGGACGGCGAGAGCACAAGATCGGCGCGCGCCGGTGACAGTAGCGTTGCGAGCACCGCGCTCGGCGCGACTGTCGAGAGCAGGAGATCGACACGTGCAGGAGAAATTGTTTGAGCGTAAACAACGCTCGGCGCGGCCGTCGAAAGAGTGCTGTCAACTCTGGCCGGCGAGATATTTGTGTCTTGAACGAAGTTAGCTGAGACAACACGCGTGCCGGCGCCAGACGCATTGCCGACGCGCATGTTAACATCGGAATTATTGTGACCGCCTGCGCCTGTCCTTTCCCAGGCAAGCTGAATGAAAATATATTCGTTGGTAACCGAGAATGCGCCGGGATTGAATGTCGCGACCGTAGTCTGCGTCGTGCCGGTTTGCAGACTGCTGATCGACGTGCCGGCAGTCTGTTGACCTGAGGTTATCTCAGTTGCGCTGCTGCCATTTGCGTTCGCACTTCGCAGCAAACGGCATCGGATGCGGCCTGAACAGCCGGTTGCCGTAGTCGCCCGCGCAGCAAAGCGGACTTCCCAATTCGCCGACGCAAATGAGCCTGTGTATGTGTTCGCAGAACGAAAACAGTCGCCTGTCGTTGTGTCGATTGTGCCGTCAGGATCGGTTGTCGCCGTGAATGTAGCGAGCGCCTGCTCAACCTGCGAATTTAGCGGTGAGTGATTACCAGTAGCGTTACCGGCAATCCATCCTGTTACCGGCGATGCGGTGACCTCGGTCCCCGGATCGGTTTCCGACATCTGTTGATGGACATCGGCCAAGGACGAAGTTGCGTACCAAGTTAATGCGGCCATGGCTCATTTTTCCAACTGCCATGCCTTGGCATCCTGCGCCGCGCGCCGCCCCGCTTCCTCGAACTTCACATGCGAAGTCCAGCGGCCGAACTTGATGCCCCACCTCCGCAACAGCGGCCCAATGTCGTGGGTCGAAATAATTTCGCCGTCGATCATGAAATAATGATCGGAACCGCAGTGCGAATTAATCGTGTCCCCAATCTTCTGGATAATGAATAGCACACCATCGCTCGGCGCGCTCTCGAACGGGCCGTCGGTCGACTCGAACGTGCGACCGTCGTCATAATAGATGCGCCACCTATCGGTCACGGTACATCCGCCTCAATCTCGATCAGCAGATCGTCCATGTTGCCGATGGACAGGAATTCCGGCGTGGTCAAAGTATACAGTCCATCTGTGAACCCGACCGACACATTGAGATGGCTCCACGAGGCCCTGGTGTTGGTCAGCTCCTTCAGTCGGAAATAGAGATCAATCGTGTCGGTGTTGATGTCCTTGCCATACCGATAGAATATTTCGAAAGGCTCAGTGATCGGGCCGCCGGGATTGCTCAGCGTCATCCGGCAAATATCGTTGACCGGCGTGATGCTCGACTTGATATAGTCGAGATCGCTGGCGACCGCCTCGTCAACCGCAGCGTATAGATCCGGGCCGCCGTCCTGATCGGTCCATCCGCCGTCGAGATCGTCGCCGTCAGGGTAAAGGTAGACGTAGAGCTGCGAGACCAGCGAGCCGCCAAGCGGAGCACCACCTAGCGGCGCAAAGCCCGGCATCGCCTAGAACTCCCATCAGCCAACTGGACCAGGACCGCCAAGACCAGGACGCATCGGCCGACCGGCGCGCAACTGCTTGATCATCTGCAACGCCATCTGCGCCTTCATCGTGTCGGCCGGCTTCAGTTGCTTTTCGATTTCGCGAATCTGATTCTGCAACGTGTTGCGCTGCGCAACCAACGCATCGTATTGCTTCTGCAAATCCTCCGTGCCCGGCTTTGGCTCCGCGAGCGCAGCAAGATCGGCTTCAGCTTTCGCGAGGATCGCGTCAACTTCCGTGCTCATGTTCCCTCCTAAGTCAGCGCTGCGCTCTTGACCAGCGTGCCGCTTTTGTTCGCATAAAGCCTTACATCGGTCCCGTCGTCGATGACTGACCACGACCCAGGAACAAGGTCATCAGCAATAACGGCGCCAGACTTCACCTTGGTAGCGAACATATCCATGATTCTAGAGTTTGTTCCGATAAAACTGTTTGGAATATCTATGATATCATTCAGGGGCACACCACCACCGAAATCAGTGATTGCACTATTTAGGTCACAATATGAGTCACCCTTGGTAAGTGTAAACCCATTAAGGGTGATCCCATCTAATGACATACCTGCAAAGGCATCTGAATAAGAATAAATCAACGGCGTTGTGTCGTCCGCCAATTCGATAGTTGAGCCACTCACAGTCAGTATTGCTTTGTACTCAGCATCAAGAATATAAGGACTACCTCCGTTCAGAATAAACTGATGGCTTTCATGGTAACTGAACGAATTAAAATAAGATACTATGCCAGCGCCACCTGATTGAACGACGCTTGTGCAATTAACCGTATACAAAAAGGACTGCGCCAATGATTTCCAGCAACCATAAGGACCAGACGCTTCCGTTTCATCAGCAGTTATTCCAAAAATTTGCCAAGCACCACCCTGCACAGAAACGACACCAGAAAGCACCGTACTAGGCGGAGTAGTAGTCGGCTTGATCACAACATCTGCCGCATTTAGCGTAGACGAGTGAATCGTGACTATAAAGGAAAATATTGGAGTTGTTTGCAAATCGGACGGAAAGCCGATGTAAGGATAGAGGACTACGAACTCATCATAAATCCCAGGCGCGACGGATATTCTTATATTAGCGTGATACTGAATGATAATCGCGATGCAGACTTCGTTTACGGCTCGCTGGATGGTAGCGAACGCAGTACCGGTCGTGAGACCGTCGTTGCCGTCATCTCCCGTCGAGCCATCGACGTGGTAAGTGCGATCGGACGTGACGACCTCTTGTCCGATAACGCGCAGCACACCACTATCGTTAGCGTAGAGCGCGTGGGTATCTGCACTCGTGTTATGAATGATCTGCGACGTGTTCGGAGCAATGTCACCAACCACGACCGCACCGGACTTCTGCCGAACCGTGGTCATGCCGTTGAAGTTGGAATTTTTCGTTGTCGTAATCGTGGACAGATCGACTAGATCAGCGATGAATGTTCCGGACTCCTGCGTGAAAGTAGAATTTAGATCAAGTTCCGACGCCGCCTTCGTGAGCGTGAACCCATTCAGCGTCAGACTGTTTAGCGATGCAATACAGGCTGTGTCGTAGTAATTCTCAAGCGCCTTGATCGTGGCATTGCCAGTCAGTTCCAAATCTATAAAAGCGTGCAAGATTCCACGGAACGCCGCTGAGAGCAGTACGAAGCTGCCCTCGCCGAACACAGTAACTGCCGCGTAGATGTACGAGTTGAAGTAACAGAGGAACGCATAGGCTCCGTCCGTGCGAACACGACAGGCTGTCATGTAGAGGAATGCCTGATCCTCACCTAGCACGCAGTAGAACGCAGGTGTTCCTGTCGCATCCATTGTTATAGAATCTAGATTCCATACTCCGCTCTGCGCAGTGACCACGGCACCTAGAGTATTTATCGGAGCAGTGGTCGGCTTGATTATAACATCCGCCGCATCCAACGTGGACGAGACGATGTACACCATGTAGGTATTTTCATAGGCTGGATAGCCCATGTACTGATAAAGAACGAGCCACTCGTCATACGTTCCTGGAGCTACGCTTATTCCCACCACGGCCGGATATCGGATCACGATTCTGGTGCAGACTTCGTCGACCGCACGCTGAATTGTTGCAAACGCCGTGCCGGTCGTGAGGCCGTCGTTGGCGTCATCGCCAGTAGAACCATCGACATGGTAAAGGCGGTCGGACGTGACGACCTCCAGACCGATAACGCGCAGCACACCACCATCGTTAGCGTAGAGTGCATGGGTATCTGCACTTGTGTTGTGAATAATCTGCGATGTACCCGGTGGCAGATCGCCGACAACAACAGCGCCGGCCTTAGTCCTAATGCCCTGAGCGCCGTTGAACACAGAGGTCGCATCACAATAAACCAGTGACTCGTCCAGCCCGGAAGCGTAATCCGTAACAACGCTCGACCCAATAATATAGCAAACATTGCCGGCGATCGTGTATGCTCCTGAGATTCCGGTTATTCCAACTTCTGAGGAATTTTCGCAATCAATCAGATAATCTATGGACGGCGAGTCCTCGAATGTCACGAAGCCAGTGAACAAAATTGCACACCGCGCATATGATGCAAAGATGACGTAGTGAGGACCACCATAAATTGTCGGGGCTTGAATGTTGCACAGGCTGCCGTCCTCGATGTCAATCACATAAGTGTAGTCGGCTGTGCACCGGAAGCCGGCGCTGAAATAATTCCGGGTGCGTCCAAGATTTAGCACGCAGCCGCCCTTACAGCCAACCGCAAAAGCGCCACCGCCGCCTGTCACGGGATCGAAATCAACGTTTGCGAAACTCCAGATCGTTTGACCAACGACGGTAAGAACACCCATCGTACCGGTTGGCGGCGATCCAGTAGGCTGAATGATCGGCATCGAGGTTCCCGTGCCCACAATAGAGACACCGAAACCGTCGCCTGTCGTGCCGACCGTTTCTCCGCAACTGAGATATTCGTCATAGATGTTGCCATCGCCCGCCACGAACACTTGCAACGTTTGGCAGGACGGTTCGATGGCGATGCCGTTGACGATCAGATCGATGGCGCGATTGATGGTTGCAAATGCTGTCAGCGCCGTCAGACCGTCGTTGTCGTCATCGCCAGTCGCGGCATCGACAAAATAATCACGATTCTCAGAAAGCGTCTGTCGGAAATCTCGCGACAGGTCGGTCATCATGACCTTGGGCGCGGCCGAGAAATTGACCTTGGCGTTGGCGTTCGATGAACTCGTTACGTTGCGGACGATCGTGTCGGTCCCAGTGTCCCAGACTCCAAAGCCTTCTTCGTGCTGCGTCTCGTCATCGCTGGTGGCGACATAACTATAGATGAGGCCATCAAAGACGGCCGGATTTACGCAATCAGCCGGCGCATAATATCCGGTCAGCGCCGACGCGACGACGAAATCGCCCAGACCATTGGACGTTGCGCGCCACCAGCACCTGTTGAGCAGAGGCATCGAGCAGCCTCAATTCAATTCGAAGATACCGTTGGCGCTCGGCGTGATCGTCAGCGTGTTGCCGGTCGTGATCGTGAATTGCGCCGTGGACAATTGCGATTCGACCAAGAGCTTGCGATTGGCTGATGTGCCGTCGGCGCGCCAGATCACTGCGAACTTTACGTTCGCGATGTTACCGCCAGCCGCCGTCCAAACCAGTGCCGCCGCATTGAAGCGATATTCAGACGTTGAGGCACCGGTTGTCCAGGTGACGCTCGTCAGCGGCTTGCCGGATGACGAATAGCCGTTCGCCTCCGATACCTCATTGCTGACCGATCCTTTGACAGTCAGGTTGCCGACTGACGCGGCATTAGATGCCGACGTGTGCAGCGACATATTGAATGTGTGACCGTTCAAGTCGATGTCGGCGCTGCCGATGTATTTCTTCGCGGTGTAGTAAAACGTCCACGCGCCCGCCGCCATGATTCAGTCCTCCTGCTCGATTTGCAGCTCAGCTCCGGCCTGCATGATTGCGGCGAGCAAGCCATCGCCGTGGATGCTCAACCGGAACATGTCGCCGCGCTTCCGGATCAAGTCCAGGAACGTATGCGCTTGCTTGATGTGCCAGCCCGAACACCAGAACATCTTGGCCTTGTCATCGCGATACTCGGCATCGCGACCGCGCGGCCGCAGATAGGCTTTCAGCCTGCGATCCTTGTCATTCTCGGTCTGCTCATAGGCATGGTGCTCGTCGCCGAACCAGCACGAGTCCAGTCCGAAGATTTCCATCGAGCAGAAGCCGAGCATGCGCAGCAGCGTGATTGCGCGAATGCCGGCCGTCACGCCGATGTCGACCGCGTAGAAGTTTCCGAAATAGAATTCCCTCAACAGAGCTTCCTCGCCCTCGCAGCCGCACGCGTGCCAGATATAGAGATCACGATCCTTGCAAACCTCGAACGCCTTCGGATGGCATTGGCCGGCCAGCAAATAGCGGCAGCCCTCGACTGGCGTCGCAAAGAAGCGCGCGTTGAATTCGCGCGCATCGAGCATGATCGCGGCCGATGGCTTGATGTTCCGATCAATGCACCATTGATATGCGCCGTTGACCGCGCACACCTTACCGCCATTCCAGACTGCCTCGACCAACTCCCGCTCGGTATGCGCGAGCGATGGGCCGCCGCACACGATGATAGCCGTTTCCTGATTCAGATCGAACGGCCTGACCTGCGGATATCCAAGCCGGATGTTGTGGGCCACGTTGGCCAGCATGAATTCGTCGGTAACGTTGACGCCGCTCTTTGATTCGTCAAAAATGATCGGCCTGGTGTCAGTCAGATCAAGCACGCTTGCGCTCCACAACAAACAACGCGTCGTTGATCAGATCGCGCGCGTCCAGGACGTTGCCGAGCAACGCCATCCGCGTCTTCCACCAGTTGAATGGACGCACGGTCAGATGAAGCTGCTCGCCGATCAGGGCACCCTTGGCATCTGGCCGCAGGCAGACAGAGAACCACGTCACGCGACACGCTGACAGGATGCGGTCGATACACAACATCACGCATTCGGGCGGGATGTGCTCCATGACATCGACGCAATAGCCGTAGTGATAATCCCACTCACGCGGCCAATGATCCCAGAGCGCGGACTGAATGAAGCGAGCGCGCGGCACCGCCGGAAACAATCCAGCATCAGTGATGTCGAGCCATGTGACATTCAGCCGAGCATCTTTTCCCAGTTTCAGTCCAGCAATTCCGCTGCCGCAGCCTAGATCGATCAACGACTGCCCGGCGCGCGGCTCTATAGTTGAGATGAACCGCTCGACATCGCGCTCGCCCGGCGAGTATTTTGCATAATCCGGCAGCGCCCATAAATCGCTGTAGCGTCGACGCTCGTCCAGCGCCAAGTCCAGGATATGCAGCGTCAAGGGCGCTCCGCTTCGCGAATCTGTTGGGACAATTCCTTGATCTTGTCGGCGGCAACATTGGATATCGCCGTCAGCTTGGTGCGATCCTTTGCCAGTTGCTCCATGGCCGCGTTCTGTTGCTCGCTGCGGTTGGCGATGACCTGCAACTCGGCGAGCCGCTTGCCCTTTTCGGCAATTACCGGCTTGAGCTCGGCGACCCTCTTGTTCAATGCGTCGCGCATCTTGCGCAGTTCGGTTGCCGGCTTGATCTCCTTTGGGGCCTGATCGCTCGGCACAATGCCGACTACCGGCGGCCGGCCCGAGAAGCCTCCACGCGTCATTTCAGTGTGACCTCGCTCGGGATAATGATCAGGTGCGAGTTGCGGTTCTTGGAGAACTTCAGCAACTCTTTCTCAGTCTCGCGCATCATCTGCAGCGCCTTCGCGCCTGGGAATAGGCCATAAGCGATCGGCTGATCCTGCGTGTCACACATGATGATGACAAGTTCGCCGTTCGACGTGAACGCGGTCTTAACGGTGTGTGCACGCTGCGTCCGAGCCAGCGGCAACAAATCCTTGATCAGCACGCCCATTTCATCGCCAGTTCGCTCGCACCCATTGCACGTGGCCAAGATCGTGCATCTTCGGATTGCCGTGGAAATATACCACGCGGGCCTCGTGGATGTCGCGCTTGGCCAGATCGTGCAGCTTGTACGACCGTATCTGATTTGGCCACATGCTGTCGGTCTTGATGTGCGGCTGCCACTTCAGCCATTCCATGTCGTTCTCGCCGCGGTGCTCGTCGTAGACTCGCCGGTGACCGCGCGGCACGAACACGATCGGATTGATCGTCACACCAGGTCGGCTCGGATGCGCCGGCAGCGCGATCCCATCTCCTTCCAGGCAGTATCTTGCCATATGATCGATGGGCTCCAGGATCAGCGTGTCGAGGCCAACGATTATCGTTGGCTCATTAAGCCGGAACGGCTCGATCATGCAGCCGTAGTCAGGCGGATCGGCAACGAGGCGCTCTTGTTCGATCGGTTCGCTGAATTCGTACTCGCGATCCGTGAAGCACACGAAGCGAAATGGAGTCGATCTCAGATTGCGTCTAAAACCGCGGTAAAGTCTCTCTACCCAGGTGACATCGTAGCACCAGCTGAAGTCAAATGACTTCTCATTCGGCTGCCACAGGCAGCAAGCCACGTGAAGCATGACGCATTCGCTGCTTTGTGCATTTGATCTTCAGCACCGCGCCATCGCGGTGCAGGATGTGTCGCGCCATCAGATCGCGGGTCACGGTCGCACCGGCTGCCACTACTGCGCCCTGACCGATGCAGACGCCCGGTAGCACAATTGCGCCCGCCCCAATGCTCACGCCGGGCTCGACCACCGTGACGATGAATTCCCCGTTGATAAGCGGTTGCAAATCGAAGCCGTCTTTGCCGACCGTTGGCCAGGCATCATTGCAGAAGATGACGGCGGGTCCGATGAACACGTCATGGCCGATCAGCATGCCGGGATGGATTTGCGCGCCGGCCCCGATACAACAGCGATCGCCGATGCGCGATCCGTCGACGATGGCGTTGGCTCCGACCGAGCAACTGTTGCCGATCTCAGCCTTGCGAATGATGCTGGCGCCCTGCCAAACCTTGGTGCGCGCTCCGATGGTTGAATCCTCGACGATCGCCTGCGGATGCACGTACGCGTGCGGGTCTATGTTATGAGCCGCCATACTGTCCCGTCTATGAGTTCGCGCTCATCGAATTGGGAATAGCTGATAGCATTCAGCCATGGTTGCCGATCCGGATAGATCGGAGTCTCGATCTTCTTCAAGTCGGTCTGCCCGACCAGCGCCGCCGCACTGTCTGGATGCACGAACACCGGGCAACCGAGGATCACGCTCTCGACCGCCGCGTTACTGGCGTGCGTGACTAGGCAATGCGCACCCTTGATGTCCATCTGAATAGGCCGGCGCTTGTATTGTTCCTTGTCTCTGATCACCAATTGCCGATCGGTCACGCGCGCGAGTGCATCAATGGTGTCGGCGATCCATGTCTGGCAGTTGTGGAAACGCGCGTAGGTCCGCGTCGGCGCCGCGATGACGATGTGCCAGCCGCCTTTCTGCCAAGGCTCGATGGCGATCTGCAGTGCGCGCCAGCGATCATCAACCATAGGACGAATGTTGCGGAGCTGATAAGCATTGCGGTGCCAGCGGTAATAACCGCCATTGTTACCAGTAGGGAGGCAAGTTGCGAAGATGCGTCTGGCATAGCCGCGGTCCCAGTAAATCCACTCCCGCTTGCGCGCGATCCATTCGTCGATGATCGGCCGGCATTCCGGCATGCAGCCGACAACCGGGATGACATCATTGGGCAGTGTGCGCAGTTCCTCGTGCTTGTAGCGGATGACGCGCCCGACATGCTTACCGATGCGCTCGAACAGCGTGTTCTTGAATGGGCTCAGGTTCGGCGGGATGTAGAGTGCGACATTGCGCGGATCGATCATTGCCACGTCAGACAACAATCGCCCTTGATCTCGAACTGCTGTCTTGCTCCCCAGGATACCAGCAGGTCGCGCGCATCATATCGCTTACGACCGTACCATTCGACCTTGCCAGGCTTTTGCTCCAAGATGATGATTGGCTTGTGCGCCTTGATGGTCTGCTCGCCACCCTGCACTACAAAATATTCGTAACCCTCGACGTCGATCTTGATGAAATCGATTGCCTCGAATTTGAAATAGTCCAGCGGATACATTGGATATTTCGGACCGTCGTTCTCTGTGACTGCAATATGGGTACTGCCGGTACTTCCGTTTAGAATGCCGAGTCCAGTCCAGTCGTGGCGGTCGCCGAGCACACAAGCGTGCACCTCGTAGTTCTTGAAATCCTTCATGTTCAGCAGCAGACATTCACGATGCAACGCCACTGGCTCGAAGCCGCATACCCGTTCGAACATCCTTGCGAGGTGCATTGCCCACAAGCCGACGTGCATGCCGATGTCCAGTGCAAAGCGCCGCCGCTTTACATACTTCATCGCGGCCGTCAGTTTGTGATATTGATATGTTCCTTTCCCATCGATCTGCGGCGAGCCCTTGAGCATATCAACTAGATGCTTTTCATCATCTGGAAACCAGATGCCCTCGGCGCATTTCATGGATGCCGCCAGACCGCAGTGACTGCCGTTGGGTGCCGCGTCAGCCGAGACCAGTGAGCGAGCGTCATGCCGGTGAGAATTCCAGCGATCTCCGCGTGCTCCTCAGCCGCGCCGTTCCACGCGAACAGCGTGCTTTTCACGGCCAGCGCTTCGATCAGCTGCTCAAGCCGATCCGTCGGCATGACGCGCTTGAGCTTGTGGTACATGCCGAGCAGCAGCACGATGTCGTAATTGGGCAGGCACCAATCGAGCGCATCCGGGTCGGCCAGGTTTTTTACGTGAAACTCGGATTGCGCATCGACATCGTAGAACAGATAACGCGCGCACTTGATCGCTTCCGGATCGAGATCGCAGCCGTGAACCAGCACAGCGCCGAGCTTGACGAATTCGTAACCCACGAGGCCGCGATGGCATCCGATGTCGAGCACGCGCGCCATCGGCGCATAGGCCAGCAAATCGGTCAGGCCGTCGAGCCGTTCGCGTCGTCGAAGCGCCCACTCAGCGACCATAGCGCAAGCTGCCGCCCGCAATCATTCAGGCTATAAATGGGAAGCGGAAAGCCGAACGGCGGCCGGCACAGATTGAGCGGGCGAAAATCGCCATCCTTGTGGATGTCAGTGTTGTACAGGTTGTCATGCGATGTCGCGATCAGCCAGTCGGCTTTAGTGGCGCGGAAGTTGTCGAGCAGCTTGATGACGCGCGAATTCGGCAGGTGCTGCATGAAGTCCCGGCACAGGATCGCGTCAACACGCATCGGCAGTACGTGGCGAACCAGATCAATGCAGACGACGCTTTTGTATTTGGGCTCGAAACCAGCAACCGAAATCTTTTCCTTGGCCAGCAGGACGTGCTCCTTGTCGTTGTCAGCGCCGAAATAGTGGCTCAGGCTGCTGAGGTCGGTGTGAGCCATCCAGTTGAAGTCGCCGCACGGCGCATCAAGCAGAACCCTGATACCGAGCTTTCGCAGGATGATGGGCAGCCACGCGCGAATTACTACTGTCGCCTTGAGCGTCGATCCTGCGCCGCATGGTGTCTCAGGCAATCCCCCGCTGAATTGCATTCAGTGACGCCAGTGCTTCTTGATCCAGTTGAGATGCTTGAACTGCTTCGGGTCGCGCCAACCTGGAAACACAACCATGCGGGCGTCATCGGGAAGTACATTAGATTGCGGCCATCCAGGTTTCTGAAACGCGTAAATGCCAGAAGGAGAACCGACTTGCCAACCGATCGCGTTCGGTAATTTGTAAGCCAACCAACCTTGATCGTCGGGAAATTCGAAGTAAGGTATTTTGCGAGCGGCTTCCAGAGAAAAATCTTTCCACACATCTGGGCGGTAACCGGCGCGAAACATCCACACGCTGCCATTATACGGACATGGATTGACTGAATTCGCTCCTCTCAAAATCATAAAAGGTTCAGGCCGATAAAACAACGCGTCGAGTGATCCAGTGATCACCACATCAAGATCGATGCATACTATGCGATCGCCAGAACAAGCGCCGATGTCAGACTGAATTTCTGGATCGAACAATCTCAGCCTAGCGAAACATCCCTTCACCTTCAATAAATCGAGATTACGAATCGGACGATATTCCGTGTCTGACAATCCATGCTTGCTGTCGCTGAACACGGTGAAATAATGCTCGTCCTGAAGATGACGATCAAGGCCCGCGCGCAATTTTCTCACGTCATCGAGCGAATACTTATTGCCCCATTTCCAGGTCGTGATCAGCAGCGCCATCAGCGCGCCCAGATCGCAGCAACACCGAGTTGCTGCGATATGTAACTGGTATGAATGCGCTTGAGGCCGCATTCCTTCATGTCGGCATCGACGCGCTTCATCTCGTCCTCGTTTTCTTGCAACTTTTCCGAAGTCGCGCGCCAAGCAAAATAACTGGTAGTGCGCCGGCCGATGTCCTGCATAAGAGCGCTGAGATCACCAGGTGTCATGACGCGTTTCAATTTGTGAAACGTAGCTAGCATGACAATTATGTCATATTTGCTGTCGCCGAATTTGCCGAGCGCACCGCGCTTCGTGAGGTCAACGACCTCGAATCGGCTTTCGCAGTTGCGCAAGTCCATGAACAGGTGGCGCGCCACCTCAATGCCATTTTCATAGTTATCGCAGCCGTGACAAGCCACCGCACCATTATTCGCGAACTCGAAAGCGACCAGGCCACGATTACAGCCGATATCCATGATGCGGGCGCCGCGGGAGCGCAGCAACAAATCGCTAATCCCGTCCATACGAAGGTCATGGTAACCCACGACGCGCCGCATCATTTTTTCTTCAGGAGTGACGGCCATTACGCAAATGTTCGAGTGCGGCTGTCACCACCTCATCGACGCTGATCGCCTTCATGGCTGCTATGCAATGCTCGCAATACCGAAACGAACCACAGGCGAATTCGGCGCCACCAGTGAGATTGGTATGGCTATCATAACCTGTGACGGCGGGCGGAACGAAACCGCCGAACAGCACAACGGCAGGAATATTCATGGCGGCGGCGCCGTGATGCATGCCGCCTTCGGCTCCGATATAGAGCAGCGAGTTGCCAAGCGCGCTGATTGCCTGCCGGAACGATTTTGTCACCACCTGGCGCGCGCCGGGAATATTGTGCCTCGTTGTCATGTGGCTGAACTGCATGATCGAATAGCCTTCAATCATCAACAGTCTGGCGACGTCGTCATAGCGTTCGACCGGCCATTGCTTATTTGGCGCACAAGTTTTGAAAGACGGTACCGATGGCTCGATCACCACGTGACCAGCAGCTATCGCGCCGAAGTGCTGCTCGCTCGGAAGCAGAAACACTTCACCAGGCGTCGCGCGAAAATCATAGTTCCAGTGCCAGTTGGTCGGCCCTTGCCTGTTGTAGAGCCGATGACCCTTGTAGTGCGGTATCCATTCCAGGTCGAAGCGCCGCCGCTCCTCCGGACGCGCTACGTTTGGGTTGCCACGGAAAATGACATCGGAATACTGATCCCAGATGATCTTCCGGCCATCACCGAACGCGATCTTCTTGCCGCGCGCGATTGCGCCGCGCGCCATGCCAGAAGCCATCAAGTTGTCCCCGATACCTATGACGCCCACTCGCAATGCGCGGCGCGCCACTCGTCGGCGTAAGGCACGTGCTCATAGCCGTGCATCCACGGGCCTCCGTTCGTGAAATGCACGAGCTTCGGATCGACGCTGCCGTTGTATTCTCCAACCAAATGATTCCACGCTATGTCCAACTCACCAATCTCATCATCGTCGAGCCAGCAAAAGCGATGCAGGTCGCGGCCCGGCAACGAGTTGACGAGTTCAGGTATGAGCGCCTTGTTGGCCGGATGATCGCAGTTGAAAAAGCAAACGCTCGACCAGTTCTTGCGGCCATATGAACTTTGGATTTGGCCATCCATCTTGCGCTCGTGCTTCGGATCGTAATTGTGCTTCACCACCAGTACGGCGTATTGCGATTGCGTGGCGGCGTACTCGAACAAGCGCGTCAAGTTGGCGCGGATCAACACGTCGCAATCCATGAACAGTGCCCAGCCCTCGCGCGCCAGGTGCGGAACTAAAAATCGACTGATGGCAAACTCGGTTGCCATGGTAAATTGCGAGATGGTATCCCACAACAGAGGTTCGCTGCTGTACCACGGGGTTCCGTCGGCTCCTTTCCACGTGCCGACTCTGATCTCTGTCGGACGGGTGTAGAGGCCTTTCTTGCGCAGCTCATCGAGCACCAGGCCGCGAATTGGTATCGGCGCAGTGAGGTGCTTGCGAGCCGAAGCCCGCGCCACCGCGAAAGCCGCGCTCTCCCGTGGATCGAAACCAATCCAGATCGATGGCTGATGCATCAAGCCGCTATCCCGATGTCGCACAGTCCGCCGAAGCGAAAGCACTTGAGTTCTGAGCCACGCGACGCGTTGATGATGTCGAAACCAAGATCGCGGGCTCTCCCTGAAGCCTCATTCATAGCTTTTTGCCAGTCGCGAAAATTCAGCAGCATCGGATTGGACATGCCCTTGGCGTTGTTGCGACCGTACCAGTGAACGCCGCCTCGGTCGTGGAAGTCAAACCCGATGAGCAAGATCGGATTGGCGCCGAACTGCATGGCGAGATTGAGCGCCTGAAAACCTGAATTCTTGCCACTGCCGATGCGAAGCGGCCGATCGAGCAAGAAGCGGTGCTGCTTGGTGTCGATGTCGACCTTGTGGATGTCCTTGAATTTACTCGTTGCCTTGTCGCCGTACGCCAACTTGATTCCTTTGAAATCAACGAGGCCGTTGCGCGACAACCACCACGCGTCGTCGCAGCCGTAAACCACGTCGGCGAACGGCGCCTTGTCAACGTTCGTCTTGATGGCGAGAACTTTGACAGCGTCCCGCAGGCGTTCGACTGGAAAATTTCCTGTCGACGGTCCCGACGCGACGATCGCCGCGGGATGGCCGCGCCAATCCGGCCACCACGCAAACGTCTGCGGCCCGATCGAGGCAGCCAGATTCAAGCCATGCCTCTCAGGACGCGATACTTGCGCAGCAGCGGCTCGACGCCTGTCGGCAAGCCCTGCATTTTGTCCAAATCCATCTCGCCGTCGTACCAGTACTTCACGCACAGCACGATTGCCTGCTTGATGCTCTCCGGAATCAGGCGCGTGAGATTTTCTGGCGATTCGGCCGCTGGCGCATAGCCGGCAACAAACCGGATGCGCACCGCGTTGATGGCTTCCAGCGGCGTTGGCCATTCCGAGTCGATGTTCGGCACGACCCAGCCGGGTCCCTCCGCGCCGGCTGTGCCGGTCGATGCGTCGACCGTGTAATCAGCTGAATCGATCGTGATCTCGTCGCCGATGCTGTCGATGTACTTGATGCTCTCGACCGACTGCAGCGGCGGCATCGGGATCGCGATCTCGTGCTCCGGAAACTCGTCGAGCAGGAGCTCCCAGGTCTGCGTGACGATGGCGCGGCCCATGAATTCCTGCGCCAGATCGGTCGCCGCGTTGATGTACGCTTCGAGGTCGTCGTCGCTGTCGCTGTGATCGATCCGCAATTTGGTCTTGACGTAATCGATGCTGACCGGCGGCACTGCGGGCGGGGTGATCAGAATTCTCGACATGGCTCACCACTTGCCGTCTCGGCCGGGCGGGCCGGCCGGACCCTGGGCGCCGTCCTTGCCGTCCTTGCCGTCCTTGCCGTTCCTTCCCCGCTTGACCATCAGAACCCAGTCCTTCGTCTCTGGCTTGGCCCGCGTGTCAGCCACGCACAAGAACGTTCCGCCGTCCCAGGTCGCCGTGTCGCCTCGCTTGTACTCTTCGCCGAACTTCCAGACGCCCCTGAAGCAGTCGGCGAAAGTCAATGGCTTTTCTTTCGGCCAGCGCCACTCGCCGACCAGCTTGCCGTCGCGCGTCATCCGAAGGCCGAAGTGCTCTGGCTCGCTGAACTGCTCCACGTCGCTGAATCCCAGGCCGTCCTTGCCCGGAGAACCCTGTTCTCCCGGCCGCCCGTCGGTTCCATCGCGGCCAGGTGTGCCATCGCGACCATCGCGTCCCGTCGCACCAGCGGAGCCTTGTGGGCCGTCTTGGCCGTCTTTACCGTCGAGCCCATCCAAGCCGCGCTCTCCTTGGGGACCAGGAGCGCCGTCGCGACCGTCTTGACCAGGAGGGCCCTGCTGGCCGGTCGGTCCTGGCTGGCCGTCTTGACCGCTCAATCCCCGTTCGCCTTGCTGACCCATCAGACCTTGCGATCCGCGTTCGCCTGGCAAGCCGTCGGTCCCGTCCTGGCCATCTTCGCCCCGCTCGCCCTTTTCTCCCTGCTCGCCCTTTTCTCCGCGTTCGCCCTTTTCTCCGCGCTCTCCGGGTTCTCCCTGAGATCCATCCAGGCCGCGCTCTCCTGGATCGCCTTTGTCGCCCTTTTCGCCTTTCACCGGCGGCGCCCGTTCAAGTTCTTCGATCCTGGCGAGCAAAGGCCGCTGGGCAGAGTCGATGGCCTCGCGCAGGACGGGCAATATCGCGTCCGCGAACGCCACGATCATTCGAGGATTCATCGGATGCGTCCTTGCCGGCTCAGGTTGTCATCAAGAGCTGCCCGCGAACCATCCCTGCGAAGACCTTCGCCGCGGCTTCGACTTCGGCGTCGTCTTCTTCTTCTGTATTTTGTTGTTGTTCTGAATCGGCCGGTTCCTCGGCGGCTGGACTCGGCGCTGTCGCGAATGGATTTTCCTGACTGTCGCGCTTGTCGAGCGCCGCCAGGCTGTAATTTTGCTGCTGCAGGTACGGAGTGTCGCCGCCTTTGACTGGCTTGAGATCGAATTTCTTTCGCGCCTCGTTAGGAGCAATGATACCGGCCCTGACTCCGTCGCCGGCAGTTTTCACTTTGGTCGGGGTGTCCATTCGCAGCAAATCATCGAGATCAAACTCAGTGCCATATGTTTTGCCGACTATCGTCGTCAGACCAAGTCCCTCGTCTAGGCACAATTCAAGCGCTTCGATCATGCCTTGCAGGCACTGAGTGTAATACTGAATTTGCAGAGCTTCGATGTTGTTGTACGTCGGCATGTCGCCTATGCCGATCATGTACGGAGGCACGTGAAAACAAGTGCAAACGGTTTCGGACGTCCATTTCAACTGATCAACGAGTTGACTGTCGACGGCGTTGACCGTCATCGACTCGTACTTGAGCCCGTCGCCGAGCACGGCGACTTTGCCGACTTTGTCTCCGCTGTAATTTTCTTCCCAGTATCTCTTCAGTCGCTCGGCGGTTTCCTCAGGAATGTTCGCTGGAGCGGTCAAGATGCCACCGGGTTGAGATCCGTTGGCAAAAAATTTCATCGAGTTGCCCTGGATGTTCAGACCTTGCAGAGCCGCGAGTGCGCAGGCGCTGATTGGACTGACGCCGCACAGCGGGTGGTAAAGCGGGCACATCACGTCGTGAATGATCTCTGACGCCGGCACCTCTATGCTTTCAAACTCTTGACCGGACAAATAGTCGCGCCCGATGGAATAATACACGGAACCATCCGGCGACGTGAGCACGCGCGTGCGACACGGATCCAAGACATACATACGAACGACAATGCCGCGCAAGTCGCGTTCCAGCAGCACATAGGTGTTGCCGTGCAGCAATTTCGAGACGATCCACTGCTGAAAAAATTGAAACCTGTTCTGATAGCGATTCGGCTTGCGAAGCACGGGACTGAACGCGTTCGAATAAATCTCGCTCCAGATGCCGTTGTCGTCCTGCTCGACGAGCTTGCAGCGCAATTTGGCGACATCGGACGCGATCAGCGTGACGCAGGCGTAGATCGCGTGGAAGCGCGTCAGGCCAGGCGCGCGCTCCTCCATGTTCTGCTGCCACGCGCCGGTGAACGGCTCGCGCACGGGTGGCCAGTACCAGCCAGGATAAGGTCCACCGACAACGTTGAGCGGCTGGGTCGGCACGGCCTTGCTGGCGCGCGTTATGTCGAATCCAAACAAGCGCACGCGGGTCAGTCCTCAGCTTTCATGTCGCGACGGCGATACTGATGCCGACGGACTGTCTCGGCGAGCGTGGCTCTTTCTTCTGGCGACGGCTCTTTCTTCGGAGGCGGCTGCGGCGCTGGCTTGTCGCGTTTTGGCTTGGTGATGCGCGCGAACAGCTTGGCTTCGGTCGGCGTGACATCGATCTCGTCGCCCTGGCCGTAGTACACGCCGCGATGCTTGAGGCGCTTCTTGCTGGTGACCACGACTTTCATGGGAAAGGCTCCTCCGAGATTTTTGCCTCGCGTTCGAGATAAAACACCTCATAACGTGACCTCTGATACACGCCCTCGACCACGGCAACCGTAATCAGACGCCAGCCATCAACCGCGAAATCATTCAACACGTTGTCGGCCGAATGATAAGCGGCACCATACTCGTGCTCGCGGTAGAACGACTTGTATTCTTTGAGCGTCGACATGTCACAGCACTCGTCTTAGAAAAAGTGGACAGCAGCGGGCTCACCGCTGTCCACCTTCCGCACTACTCGGCATATTTCGCGTTCTGGATGTAGCCGACCGCGTTGTCGCGGGCCTTCTTCCAGGTGATCCAGCGCTCGCCCTTGACCGCGACCATGTTGTGCTGCCACAAGCTGACGAGTACAGTAGACGCGGTGGCCGGCGAATCTGGCGCCGAATCCATCTGCAGCGACGCTTCGCGCGAAACATCGATGCTGACCGTGCCGTCGTCGGCCAGCATGATCTGGTTGGCGATGGCGAAGATCAGCGGATAGCCGTCCGTCGGGCTGCCGCCGGTGGCCGGGATGTTCTCCGATGCCACCACGGGGAAACCGTAGAACGAGCCGCCGCGCGGCGTCACTCCGGGGAACTCCGGATTACCCAGCGTGTTAACCATCATGGAGATCGCGATGGCCTGCTGCTCGGTCATGATCCAGTGACCGGTCGACGTGGACAGGTTGTTGGACGCGATGGTCGAGAACAAAGTCTTGACGTCGGTGCGAAGCGCCGCGGCGGTCGTGCCGGTAGCGGTAACTGCCGAAACGCCGTTGGTGATCGACGCCGGGCTGACGCCGCTCTCTTCGGCCTTGGTCGGATCGATGAAATCGCGGTCCATTTTCTCCGTGATCTCGTTGACCAAGTTGTTGCGGATCAGGCCCTCGGCCGCCGGGTTGCTCAGCCGCCAGAGCTCCTCGGTCAGCGGCACGATGCCGGCGATCTTGTGGTGCTCCATCGTGACAGTGTCGAACGCAAGCTGGCTGACAGGCTTGACTTTGCCTTCTCCGACCCAGTTCACGGTCGCGCCGCCGGTCTGCCGCGGAACTTTGACCTTGAACGGGACGCGGAGGAGCCCAGAGATGCGGCCGATGATCGACTGCGCGAACAGCAGCTCGATCAGCGCGTTCTGCATGTTCTGGTACACGACCAGCGGTCCGGCCCACGTCGAGTCAGTCGTGGTGCCCGGGTTCTGAGCCGCGCGAAGCTGAGTGACGAGCTCGATTTCAGGACAGTGCGGATACAGGAACCGAGCCTGCTCGCTGGCGGAGATGCCCTCGAGGCGAGCTCCGAACTTGGCGAGCGCGAGCCGGAACAGTCCGAGGCTCATGTCCATCGGCGGCCGTGCGGAGATGACGCGGTTGTCGCCGTTGGATTTGCCGGAGCGCGCGTCGGAAGCCTTCTGAGCGTCGTCGACGCGACCGATCGCGATGGCTTGCTTCTTGTTGTGCTCTTCCTGGCGCCGCAGCCGCACCAGGTGCTCGTCGATCTTCTTGACATCCAGCTCGAGCGCGTCGTATTCCTGCGACTGCTCGTCGTCCAGGGTCACCTGCTCTTCGGCAGCCTTGTTCATCAGCGCGGCCATGCGCTCGGACTTCGCCAGTCGCGTGGCCTCGTAAGCCGAGATCTGCTCGGCGATCGTCTGTTTCATGACGATACCTTTCTTGACAGACGGATTCGTTGATGCCGCGACGCCGGCGGATTTGGCGACACCGCGCTGCTTGCCTGACGCGGCCAGCTTGGCGTCGTGGTCAGAACGCAAGGCAACGTAATCAAAGCCGTCGTCCTTGTCGCGCGACGCCGCGTCGACTGCTTTGAGTGCCGTTATGCTCGCGTCAGAGTTGGCTGGTATGGTGACCAGGCTGAGCTCGAGAACTTCGGTCTCGACGAACCGGATGCCTCGGCCATCGGCCTCGTCCATGAAGTTGAACTCGATCGGCCTGAAGCCGATGGACACGCCGCGAACCAGGCCGAGCTTGACGGACTGCCAGGCCTCGTCCAGGCGGTCTTTCAAGTTTCCGGCATCTTCGGTGTCGGCGATCCTGGCTCGAAATCTGATGCCGTCCTTCGTGGCCTTCGCGAACGTGGCGTGGCCCACCGGTTGAGTGCGGTCGTGCTGCCACAGCAGAGGGAGGGGGTTCTTGAACTGCACTCCCAGTGGTTCTATGATGTCGCCGAGGCGGTCCGGCGTCGGCGTCGTGGCCACGCCTTCGATGACTCGCTGATCTTCCTTGATCGCCTTGACTTCGAGAACGCTGTAAGCTCTGCCGATCTGTGTCATCACAGGACCATCATTTGAAACTCGGGGACCCTCTCCGGCACAGTGGCTGGCACGGCTCCAAGAGCCATGGCCAGAGCCACCATGCCGTCTATGCTGCCGCTGGACTTGTCTTTGGCCAGCTTCCTGTTCCCTGCCGCGTCTGTGGTGACCACGCTGTTGACGGCGCACATGGTCATGATCGGGTGGTTGCCGTGAGCGATTCTCTTGTTGAGCATCTCGGCCTCGAGGTCGCGAAGCGCCGGACTCATCGACTTGAATCCCTGGCCGAACTCCACGAAGTGATCTTCGATCATCTTCTCCGTGAAGCCGGACATCAGGAGCCACGGCTTGAGATGCTTGAAGTTCCAGATGTCGAACGCGATCTTGTCGATCTTGTGCGAGTCGAACAGCTTCCTGAGGCACGACGCGACGAAGCTGTAGTCCACGGACTTGCCGGGAGCGAGGAGGAGGTGGCCCTCTCTGGCCCACACGTCGTACGGAACTCTGTCGCTCCTGGCCTTGTCTGTCAGGCCCTCCGACGGCAGCCAGAACGACGGGTGAACTTGCCAGACACCTCCGACGTTGCCGATCAGAACCAGCGCCGTCAGGTCTTTGACTGACGACAGATCGAGGCCGCCGTAGACTCTCACTTTGTCTATCGACTTCGGCGCGTCTCCGCAGGATTTCCACAGCGACGGCGACACGAACGGCGACGTGGCGTCGACGCGCTGGTTCAGGATCAGGTTGCGATATTCTGACTCGCGGGCCGGCATGCGTTCGGCGTCTCGAGCCATGGCCATGACTTCGTCGCGGTTGAGAAAATAATCGAACGCCGGATTAGCTAGCCTGATAGAGTCCTCAGAGAACGGATCGGCGTCCTCTGGCACGGTGTCCAGCCTGAGCACAACTCTGGGATCGTGGGCGGCGGTGGCGTCGTCGATCAGGATGGAAAGAAGGTCAGCGTCGGTCGGCGCCTGAGTGGAGATGACGATCGACAGAGGCGCCTCTTGCGCGGCCGTCGCGGTCTCGAGAGCCTCGTAGAGCTCGGATCGCGGGCCGCGGACCTGGCCCAGCTCGTCGTGAACTATCAGAGCCGGAGACAGGCCGTACGCGGTGGTGGCCTCTGCCGACAGGGCTCTGTACTGAGTGCCGAGCATGGGACAGAGGAGCTGCTTGGCCGTGTCTCTGATCTGGATCACGTCGCTGAGGTCTTGGCTCATGCGGACGATCTTGGCCGCGAGCGCGAACAGGAGGGCCGCCTGATCTCTGGACTGGGCCGCGCTGTACAAGTTGCTGTTGGGCCTGTGCTCCGGGCCGCAGAGGTGAAGGAGAACTATGATCGCGGCCTCGAACGTCTTTGCGTTCTTGCGGGCTCGGCTTATGATGGCGCGGCGCGTGCCGGCGGGGTTGTCGTAGATCTGGCGGAAATCCTCCGCCATGTAAGGCGCCAGGACCAGTTGATTTCCGACGAAGCGCCCCTCCGGTATCCGGCAGAATCTCTGGACCCAGCGGGCGTTGCGCTCGGATCTGGATTCACTCGTTTTCTTCTTGCCAGGGGGCTTTCTTCTTCCTGCCGCCGACCGGATGGCCATTCAGATTCACCAGTGACTGTTGAGTGAGCCTCATCTTCGTGGCTAACATGGCGATGGTCCTGGACTCACGCTCCTGCATGGCCAGCATGACGTTCCGCTCTTCCATCGTCGTCGGCGGCGCGTCAGCCAGCTGTTCCGCTATCCTCCTGGCCTGGACCACGTGACGGCAGAACTGGACCAGGACGGGATAAGTTCCTGGCGTGAACCACTCTGCCGGAGCGGCGTCAACCACCAGGTGCCACGTGTCGCGCTCTTCTCTGCTGGTGAGCTCGCGCGGCGGCTGCGGGCGCTCGATCCGCTCGAGGACGTCGGTCCGCGGGCCTCCGATCATCATGTTCAAGGCCGCCGCACTTATTCTGCCGCGCTGCTTCACGTTAGCCCCTGATCTCGGCGGAAATGCACATTAAAGTTTTTGTGG